CTCTCTCGTACGCTAAAAGAAGCAGCTGAGCCACAACTTCTCGTGACTCCTCTGCTTTCCACTGTTCGCCTCGGTAAGGGGCGTTCTTTGGAGTTCCCAGCAGTCAACGCAATCCAAGCAGCAGAGATTCCAGAAGGACAAGAATATCCAGAGCAAGCACTCGCCTTCGCAAAGCAGGTAGAAGGCAAAGTTTCAAAGAAGGGTGTAAAGTTAGCTTTCACTGAGGAAGTTATCGCTGACTCACTTTGGGACATTGTCGGTCTGCACGTTCGTGCAGCAGGCCGTGCCATGGCTCGCCTAAAGGAGCAAATTGCTCTTAGCCGCTTCAAGGATGCAGCTACTATCGTTTTCGACAACGACAGTGGTTCATATGATGACACAACAGGTTTGGACATTGATGGCGCAGCCAACAAGACAATCACCTGGGATGACATCATTGACATGGCTGCCGTTCTAATGGCTGAAAATCATATTCCAACAGATTTCATTCTTCACCCCCTCATGTGGTCGGTCTTCCTTAAGGATTCGATCTTCCACGCTGGCGGTGCAGCTTCAGCTGTTGGAACTAGCTGGGGTTATCGTCCTCAGTCGGCAGAGGGTGCATTAAACGCAACCGCTCCCATGGGTCTAAACGTACTGGTTTCACCATTCGTTAGCTTCACCGCTAAGAGTGGCGCTACACCAGCCAAGTCAGACCTCTTCTTGATTGATCGTAACGAGGTAGGTACTCTCCTCGTTAAGGATGACATGAGCACAGATCAGTTCGATGATCCTAGCCGTGACCTCCGCTCACTCAAGATGAAAGAGCGTTACGACATCGTTATGTTGGGTGACGGTGAGGGTATTACAGTCGCTAAGAATGTAAGACTCAGCCGTAACTACGAGGTAATGGTTACCAACGAAACAGCCTGATAAAACCTTAGGGTTGTTATAGTTACGAATAAGCCCTAAAGCTAGGGGACGGTATGAGAAATCTGCCGTCCCCTATGCTTTTATCTGAGTAATTTGTTACTATTATTTATAGTTTTGATTATGGAGTGTGTTGAGTGGCGCTATATTTAATTGATAATGCAACTGTAACTATCAATACAGTAAACATTAAGTTTGGTAGAACCATAAAAATAGCATCATTAGTTAATGCTAACTTTACTGTACAAACAGATACAGCTACTCCAGTTTCGGTGTCTTCTCCTTTTAGAACAATAAATACACTAACTGATTATAATCAAATAAGCAGAACATTAACTCTTTATTGGAACACTGTATTAAGTTCAAATACAGATTATGTTTTAAAGATAAATAACTTATTAGACTCATCAGGTTTAACTGTTCCAGAAGAAAGAATAACATTCACTAGCCAGACAAGTTCCGCCACACCCTCAATTCTTCAAGAAACTCAGGGTACGGTTATTAATGAAGTCTTAATTGAAGATAAGTCTGTTAGGGTAGATATAGAAACTGGATATCAAATATTAGCTAAAAATCCAAATTTCTATATAGAGTCAACAAATCCTACTAGTGGAGATTTTTATCTTAACAATGATGAAAACAATGGTAGAGTGACAATAACATTCAGTTCACGTCCGGCGTCAAACTTTCTAACATCTAAATACTTTAAGGCTCAGAGGAAAAAAATCCAAAAGACGCCATCTAGATGGGAAAGTGTTAGTGCGCAAATCTCGCTACACTCTTGGAAACCGGATGTTTACGTCGACTTTCCATCAACAGATGCAACACCTGTTTATTACACCGAAGATAAAGAATACTTTGAAACAGGATATAAATACAGAGTAATAGTTTCCGCTGAAGTAGGTATATGATGTCAAATGCTCTCTACGCTAAAGCTAAAGAAGCTCTTCTTGAGGGCCTATTAGATTTAACTGATGACACTCTAAAAATATGTTTAGTAAAAAGTACATATACAGTAAATCTATCAGATCACCAATATTTGTCAGACATAGGAAGTTCTAACATTGCTGCGACTAGCACTTCTTTGTTAGGTAAAACCACTAGTAATGGCATCTTTGATGCGGAGAATATTACCATAGAAGATTATGGTACAAGTGGTTTTAATTATGTAGTCTTATTTAAAGACACTGGATTAGCATCTACATCCAGATTAATAGCTTATATAGATACAGCAGATGGTTTACCAGTTTCATCTAGTTCTTCAGCAATATCAATTACTATAAACTGGAGTAATGCAATTAATAAAATATTTACACTATAGGAATATATATGTCTACACAGTATCCTGCATCCTTGGACAATTTTGTTAATCCAACTGCAACAGATAAGCTAAATTCTGTCTCAGTTCCACACCATCAACAGCACACCGACTTAAACGACGCTGTTGAGGCAATACAAACGGTTCTCGGTTTATCGCCAGCTGGATCTCATTTAACTGTAAAAGATAGAATAATAGCAGTAGAATCAGCAATAGATGATCAATCTGTTTTAAATGGTTTAACAGATGTTACTATAGGTTTAGCTGCTAGTGGCGATGTTTTACGCTATAACGGCACTGCATGGGTTAATTATAGCGAAGAAAATCTTGTAGATGGAGGAAACTTTTAAAAATGGCTAATACAATTAGAATTAAAAGAAGGGCGTCTGGTTCATCTGGTGCACCTAGTAGTCTAGAAAACGCAGAACTGGCGTTTAATGAAGTTGATAATACACTTTATTATGGAAAAGGAACAGGTGGTGCTGGAGGTACCGCTTCGACCGTTGAAGCTATAGCTGGTTCTGGTGCATTCGCCACTCTTTCTACAGAACAGACAATCAGTGGTAATAAAACATTCTCTGGAACTGTTGCACTTGGTTCAAGCGCAACAGCATCAACACAAACAGCAGGAGATAATAGTACAAAAGTTGCTACTACAGCCTATGTAGATAGTGCAGTGACTACTGCATCGTATAGCTTTACTTTAGCTGGAGATTCTGGTACATCACAAGAAATTGTAGATGCAGAGACAGTAACAATTTCAGGTGGAACAGGTCTTTCTTCTGTTGCTAGTAATACAAATACACTAACAATTAACCTGGACAATACCAGTGTTACTGCTGGCTCTTATGGTTCAGCCACAGAAATTCCAACTTTTACAGTAGATGCACAGGGGCGCTTAACAGCAGCTGGAACAGCATCTATATCAACCTCATTAACTGTTGGTGCAGATAGTGGTACAGCTGATTCTGTCGCTTTAGGCACAGATACTCTAACATTTACTGGTGGAACTGGTATCGATACAGCTGTAACAAATAATACGATTACAGTAAATATCGATAGCACTGTAGCCACTTTAACTGGTACTCAAACTTTAACAAATAAAACTATAGATGTAGCCACAGGAACTGGAAACGTTTTTCAGATTCAAGGTAACTCTATTACTTCATATGTTGGTTCTGGCGCTAATGTAGTCCTTTCATCCAGTCCAACCATTACAAACCTTTATACCACTGGTACTGGTATGCACTTCACTGGTTCTACATCTGGAACAACCAATGTTATTGCTAGTGCAACCGCATCAGGAATTCTAACATTACCTGCTGCAACTGACACTCTCGTCGGTAAAGCAACAACTGATACATTAACTAATAAGACAATTAGTGGTTCAAATAACACAATTACAAATATTGGAAATGGTTCACTTACAAATTCATCTATAACAATTGGTACAACTTCAACAGCACTTGGAGCTACTAGCAACACTTTAGCTGGACTACAACAGCTAGATGTTGATAATATTAGAATAGATGGAAATACAATTTCTGCAACAGATACAAACGGTGGAATTTCATTAGATCCAAACGGAACAGGTCACATTTCTGTTAATAGTGCAAGAATAGAAAATCTTGCAAATCCAGAAAATCCACAAGACGCTGCAACAAAAGCTTATGTAGATTCAGCTACTCAAGGGCTACACATTCACGCCACCGTTAAGGCAGCAACTGGAGCTACTTTAGCTAGCATAACTGGCGGTTCAGTTACATACGATAATGGAACCAATGGGGTTGGAGCTACTCTTACTCTAGGCACAGCTTTGACATCTTTAGATAATTATAATCTCCAGAATGGAGATAGAATTCTTGTTAAGAATCAAGCAACCGCAGCACATAACGGTATTTATATATGGGCAACAGGCGGAACAGTATTAACAAGAGCTACTGACTTTGATACAGCAACAGAAATTGCTGGTGGAGACTTTGTTTTTGTTGATAGTGGTGATAACTATGGTAATACTGGCTGGGTTACTGCAGACGAAGTTGGGACTGTTGGAACAGACGCAGTAAACTGGATTCAGTTCTCTGGCGCAGGAACATACCTCGCCGGAAGTGGATTAGTATTAGATGGTTCTACATTTAATATTAATTTAGCTTCGAACAGCGGACTACTTATAACTTCAGATGAACTACAGGTAAATAGTGCAATCGCCGGAAATGGTTTAACATTTTCAAATGGTGTTATTGCAATTGGTGGTACCTCAGATAGAATAAGCGTTACATCAGACGCAATAGATATTGCATCAACATACGCTGGACAGTCAAGTATCACGACACTGGGTACAATTACTACTGGTACATGGAATGGTACAACCATTGCTATAGCAAATGGTGGAACCGGAGCAACAGATGCATCAACAGCTAGATCAAATCTAGGTTTGGTAATCGGAACAGATGTTCAGGCTTACGATGCAGAGCTTGCTGCAATAGCAGGTCTTACATCGGCAACTGATAAATTGCCATACTTCACTGGAACTGGAACAGCAGCTCTTGCCACATTTACCTCCTTTGGTCGGTCACTAGTAGATGACGCTGACGCTTCGACAGCTAGAACAACATTAGGTTTGGGAACAATAGCTACACAAAATTCAAACAATGTGTCTATTACTGGTGGAAGCATAGATAACGTTACAATAGATGGCGGTTCTTTCTAATAGAGAGATACTTAGATGATTTATAATGGAGAAATTAATTACAATGAACCTTATTTCCAATATAATGGAATAAGGGTAGTAGCTCCAGAATCATTCGGCCCAACAGCTGTACTTAATAATCCTAAAATATTAGGTGTATTATTAATATCTCCAGAAAGCATTAATTCTACACTTGTATTTGTAAGTACTCACAATATAGTTTCCTCTACTGGATTAGTTGATATCACTAATTCAACTTCATCAATGAGTTTTAGTACATTAAATAATCAAGAGGGTTTTATTGTATTCAATGTCTTGGAAGATGACGCGTTTGCTATATCTCAAGCAGAGACAATTATTTTAAGTGAAAATTCAGCTGGCACTGTAGACGTTACTATAATACCAACTGCTTAAGATAGAGGTTAAATATGTCTACAGAAAAAATATTGGTTAATGATACAGTAAGAATTCGGGTTAAGTTTGTAGATACAGATCCCACAACTGGCGAACAAGTTGATATATATCCAGCCGCTGTAAATGTTAAGATATATGACTCTGACAATAACCAGCTCATATCTGAAAGCGCGGAAGAATCAACACCATCTGTATGGTACTATGATTATACGCCAACATCAGCTGATACATACAGTGTCAAATTTACTGGAACATTAGATTCTGGAAATAATGTAATAGTTCAGCAAAAATTATATGTTTCTTCTTTAGAAGAAGAATTTAAGCCAACAGTTATATTAAAAACAGAAGAAATTATAGCTTTTGCGCCTGACGTTGATCCACTATACCTTGATCCAGAGTCGCTCATTCCTTATTTTCCAGACGCCTCCCTGCTTGAAATAGGAGAGATAATACACAATTATTCTAATGAAGTTAAGGCTTTATATAATCTGTTAGATGAAGAAGATGGCAGTAACCTATCTTTTACAGTTTTAGAATACATCAAAGCTGCTACTGCATGTGAATTAAGTAGAACATATGGATTTGGTGGAGATGACGAAGTATCGGTAAGATTGGGTGATCTATCGATCATGAATAGATCAATACCAAGAAATAAGGTAACAAGAGACAATGCCACAACCTGGTGTCAAATAGCGGCGTCATTGAGAAAAGAAATATTAGCAGGTAAGGTCGGTCCAAAAGGCTTTCAACCTAAGAGTCTTCCAGGACTGTCTATCTATGATAGCAAGCTAAATGATAAAATTGTTTATCCTTCCGGGAGAGAACTTTACGATCCCAATGGAACAACAACATCACTAAATGATGACCCGATGCCTAAGAGAGGGTTCAAGAAGTATGATTGATATTAGAAGATCATTTAAGAAAATACTTCGTGAATGGGGTCATGACGTTTATGTTCAAAGAATATTGGCTAATGGCAACCACGCTAATCAATTTGAAAGAGTGACCACCAGACAGGTAGGTCAATCAGGAACATCAAACGCCAACGCTTCTCAAGAATTTCCAGAAGGTCTTTACACTAATTATGACGCCGTTTATTATTTTGAGGATCACATATATCCCAAAGAAGGAGATAGAATATACGAAAACTTCTCCTTAAAAGCATCTAAGAATTACACCTTATTTAGAATAGACGCAGTTACAGCAGTAAGGGGTCGTCAGGGGAAAATTAATTATTGGGTAGTTGGCGCTACAAGAGAGAAGTAATATGTTAGTTTTAACTAAGGGACAATCCGCTCAGTTCAAATTCATATTTACAGATTATGATGGAAGTATATACGATCCAGCAGGATTAGCTACCCCAGTAGATGTAGTAGTATATGTTTTGAGAGGTGAGTCCGCAGGTGGCGCACTAATAGATGGGCCATACTCTCTTTTGAATCAGGATCCAGAAGAAACTGGAAATAGAATAGAACGAATTTCTGCTGGAGAATATACTTTTCATTACACAGTTCCTCAAAGTTTATTTGAATATAAATATTCAGTAATAGCAAGAACATCTTCTGAGGTACAAACAATTAATGTAGCCTCACCTTTTCAGGTAAAAGCTGGAACATCTTCACTATCTCCAACTTCAGTTGTTGCTCCTAAATCTGGTATTATAAATTATAATCCAACATATGAGCAATTAAATAGATCTAATACAAATACGATACTTTTAGTAGGCCACGCAGATGGAATAGAATTAAATTTTCCAGTAAAAATAAATTCCATTCAGCACGCAATTGATCTGTTAAATGGAAATATTAATAGCCCATTATTAAGAGGTGTATTAGACGCATACTCTTGTGGAGCTAGAGACATTATGATATGCGCTGCTGCGCCAATGATAGAGTATGTAGATAAATACGATAATCGATTAATAGAAACAACTTTATTTAGTTTAAATGATGCAACCCCCAGTTCTCAAAACTTTTACGAGAGATATTATGATCGGTTAGCAGAAACCTATGAATCTATTATCAATTTAGATTTTATAGACATAATAGTTCCACTAGAAACGTCTATTATAAATACTGGAGATGTTGATTTCATTATACAGTTAGCAGATTATCTAGATAATTTTCATAATACAACAGGAAATGTTCAGATGGGAATTATTGGCTCTCGTTCAAACGGAATAAAATCATCAGATATAGATCTTTTAAAAGAAGATTATATTTTTACAGATAAACTCACTCAGTACGCTTACGGTACTCAAATAATTTCTGATAAAGGAAGATATGTTATTCCAGTTTATGGAGAACTTGTTTTTCAGCATCCTCAACTTAAGGTTAGTTATACCTCAACTGCTGCTACCGCTGTTGCTGGAATGTTAGCATCGGCAAGCTTAAATAAGTCTTTAATAAGAACAAGAATTCCCGGAGCAATGTCTTTATATGGAGCTGATTTAACTTTCTCAGAGTATGAGCAATTAGAACAGCTTGGTATCAATACTCTATACAGAGGAAAGAAGACAAGAAGAGCAGTTCCATTTGAAGTATATTTAACCAATGAATACACAATGGCTAGTCCAGATTCTGTTTTTTCAAAAACTGCGCAGATGAGATTAGTTTCTTTAGTCGTTAGTGAAGTAAAAGGTATATGTTTGTCAAATTTTGACATGATTAATTATGACAGAATAATTTCTGACACTAAACTATTCTTATTGAGTTTAAAGAATAAAAATATAATTATAGATTTTTCACTTGGAATAGACACTAGTGAAATAAATTCAGGAAAATTAATATTTGAAATTGAACTAATTTCTTCTCTTGGATTAAAGAGGGTAAACTTTAGTTTAGCAGCAGGACCCGGAGCATAAAATGGTTTATATAAACAGAGGCTTTCCCACTTATCAAACTCACTTCTATGGTGTTCAAAGACAGTTTGGAGTCGAATCATTGCAAGCTCCCGGTTATAGAAGAGTAGATGAAGATGGAATTGAAGAAATCTATTCTGGTAATTTAACATACTTAGAATTTATTAGTTTAGTTAAAAAACTATGGGAAGATTCAAATCCATTAATACCCATTTTGCCAATGTCAATAAATCGTGAGTCAAGCGTTTCTTATCAAGACTCAACAAATGTTTGGCAAGCAAAGACACTAGGAGATGGAGACTTATATTCTCAGGGTTCAACATCTGGAGTCGGATTTAATTCATCATCAGGTGTGTCAGATATTTCTTCCGCACCAAATGATACCGTTCCAAATATTGGTGAATATCCAGCAATAATTGGATATCACCTAGAGTTAAGAAAATCTCATACAACAGAACCAAAACCAAGAATGAGACAAAATATTGTTAGTTCAGCTAATAATCATTACACAATTTATGGCCAAAGATTTCAAAATGTAATTGGCTTTACTGTAATGGCTAAAGTTGGAACTTTTCAGGGATTTAATGGAGAAACAACAACAAGAGACGATCTAGATGCTGCAGTTTTGTGTGATCAGATTATTGAGGCATTTGAAGATTTTATGATTGAGTATACTCCAATATTTAAAGCAGCTGGAGCATCGGAGTTATTCTATTCTAGAAGATTGGCTGACTCAGAAATTAATAGAGCTGGAAGTGACATACACAAAAGAACTGTTACATATATGTTAACAACAGAAAAGACGTATGCAATTAAGAATGAAAGAATAGAGTCGATAGCTGTAGACGCAAGAATGTGGATGGCATATGAACGAGATCTATTAAGAAATCAATTGGCTACACCAAATATTGAAGGAACAACTGGAAATATAGTTGATCTATTCCAAAATGCAACACCCAATACATAAAAGCCTATATATTCTGAAGATAGTCAATTTAAGTATGTAGTTGTTTTTATAACTTAGGTGTTACTATAAAGAAAGATTCAAATACGTCTTTTAATTTGGAGGATAAAATACAACATGGCTACACCTGGAGTAAAAACTTTAATAAGAGATCGCTTCTATAGCGTCTCACGTCAGGACACACCAGTTGGTCCCAGAATCGTTGCGATTGCCAAGCGTAGTACCGCCAGTGGCACAGGTTCTGTAGCTGATCTTGATGTCGTTAGAGCCTCTAATGAGGCTGATGTTATCACTGCATTTGGCGATGGCTCAGATGCTCACCGCGCCTACCTAGAACTTATTTTAGCTGGTGCCGGCAGAGTGTATATTGTTCCGTTGCCAAGCGATACAACATGGACCCATAGTACCGGAACAGTAACAAGTAGCTCATATGGCGGCAGTGTTTTTGACGCTGCATTCATTGCAGCTGAAGCTGTTATTCCTGATGTTATTATTCCATGGGGAAGAGGCGCTCATCCAGATGAATGGGCAGCTACTCCAAGTTCTCCAGAATTTGGTTTCTATGCAGATAATAGTGCCACAGTAACTAGCAACTGGGCCTATAAGGTAGCAGCTAAGGTTAAGGACATTTCAGAGAATATTAACCCATGCGTCGCCGTTATGGGAATCAAGCCCTATACAGGAGCTTCAGAAACAATGACTCCTGGTCAGGTTAACTCACACTTAGCTGTTAGCTCATTGCCAGATCGTGACGCCAGTGATCTTCTTAAGGAAGTTGGACCATATGTTACAATCGTAGCATCAGAGGTTAAGCCAGTTAATTATGTATCTGGCACAACAGAATTTGGATACTCAAATGGTGCAGCTAACTTAGCTGCAACTATGAGTCTAAATCCTTCTTATAGTTCAGTAGTTAATAAGCCTTTGTACAACATAGATTCTGTTCGCTACGCTCCAACAAGAACTCAGCAGGCAGCTTTAGGAACAAAGGGCGTTAACTCTGTAATTATAAACTTTAACAAGATTCCAGTATTTGGTGAAGGCCTAACATTCGCTTGGTCAACATCAGATTACACACGTCTCTCAACAAAGAGAATTGTTGACGACGCAACATCAGTTGTAAGACAAGCCTGCCAGAGATTTGTTGGTGAGCCATCAAACATTCAAACACGCAATGCAATGGAAACAGCAATAACATCTGGCTTGAGAGGAATGCAAATAGTAGGAGCCTTACTTGGTAGTGACTTTACAGTCTCTTACATACCAAACGAAAATAAGGCGATTGTAGACCTCATTTTAACACCTGCCTTCGAGCTCAAAGAAATCGAAGTCAGAGTAGCCATTAATCTATAATAATTACCGATTAGGAGGGTAACTTAAATGGCAGCCGAAGAATACACATCAGTAAATAAATATCTCAACACCTATACTACATTCTCTGGAGCAGATATTGTAGCTACATTTGGTGGAGTTGAAATAGGTGCACTTTCTGGAATTACTTTCTCAGTAACAAGAGAAAAGGCACCCATCTACACAATGGGTTCACCCAACCCTCGTTCTTTCTCAAGAGGAAAAAGAGGTATTGCTGGATCACTAATATTTACAGTTTTTGATCGTCCAGCACTATACAAGATGTTGGAACAGAACTATACCAATGAAAGACCAATGGACTTCTATACAAGAACCAGTAACACACTTCCTGGTGATCCCGGTCACAAGAGAGGTATTGTAGATGTTAATGAGCAGAAGACTGGTGTAGTAAGAAAGGTTCCTTTCTACGCTGACCAAATTCCCCCATTCGATATTACAGTAACCTTTGCCAATGAGTATGGTCAAGCAGCAGTAAGATCAATCTATGGTGTAGAACTTCTTAATGAAGGTTCAGGTGCATCGATGGATGACATCGTTATCGAAGAAACAATGACATATGTAGCTCGTGAATTAGGGCCTATGTATACCATCAGAAACGATAGCATGGTTGATCCCACTAATCTTGTAGGAATAACACCAGAAGGTCTTAATACTACAATTATCAGACCCTGATAGTTTTATCACTCTCTAACAAAGGTGCATGGATGTATATTCCGTGCACCTTTTTAGTTATAGGAGAATAATATGGTAGGTCCAAAAATATTCAGTTTAACTGAAAATAAAAAAATAGAAAATCAAAAAAATGATTTATTTGATCCAGATAAATTTTTATCAACAATGTCATTTTCTGGGGCTGACGCAGTCGCAACAATCATTGTTCCAGTAATTGGCAAAGATGGAAACATAGATGGATCTGGAGATGTAATTACCTTAGGTGAATTGCAGACAATATCATACTCTATACATAGAGAAAACTCGCCAATAAGAACTCTTGGACATGTAAACGTAAAAGGTTTCGTAAAAGGTGGAAGAACAATCGCCGGCAGCCTAATATTCACAGTGTTTAATGAATATGCGTTCTATAGAATAAAGCAGTTCAAAGAATATCTATCAAGAAAAAAGGGATTCTTTGCTCCTCTTGCAGATATGTTGCCACCCTTTGATATAGTCATTACATTTTTTAATGAGTATGGATTAGGTGCAAAAATGAAACTGTATGGAGTTACTATAGTAGATGAAGGTCAAACTCTATCTATTGATGACTTGATTACAGAGCAAACATATACATATATGGCAAGAGGAATACAGCCACTCATCAAGATGCCAGATGATGCTCTTGTTTCTAGGGATGATTCTTATACTGATGAAATGAAAGCCCGAGATCAAATAAGCACCAATGTGTTTGGCGATTTAATTATAGATGAATTAGCTCAGTTAAATGAGGCCGAATACTATAATCAAAAGTATAACAAGGTGACTAAGACTAAAGAAGTTAAGCCAATATGACGATAAGAAATAATGATGGCATAAGAGAATTTGATCCACTCCACGAAAAACTAGATTTAGTATGGGGTGGTGGAGCAAAGAATGACCTAAGATTTACAAACTATTACGATTATTATTTTAGTGGCGAAGATATTCGTGTATATATTGATGGATTATTTGCTCCAGAATATGAATTAGACATCGCAACATTTGGCTTTAATGTCAGACAGGAAAAACAGCCTTTATATGGATTTTGGTCATACAATTATGACGCCATGATGTATGGTTCAAGAATTATAAATGGAGAAATAACTATCTTCACAAGATATCCTAGAAGAATGACAGAACTTCTAGAAATTGCAGCACAAATGAGAGTAGCTGCTGCCAAAGATAAAAATTCTCCAAATAAAATAGCATCAAACTTACGCTCTACATTTGAAAACGAAGAAGACGAAAGATTGATGGATAAATACTGGGCGCGTAGTCAACTAGATAGAGTCAGTCAGGACCCCTTTGCTAAGAATGTTCAAAATTCAAATAGAAACATCTTTAGCGCCCACCCACCATTTAATTTTGTTATAGTCTATGGATTAGAAGAAATTGCCCTTACACCTACAAACGCATTTCAAAATCAGGATGAAAAAAGGACAGATCTAACAGATCAAATGATAATTTCAGATTATAATCAAAGAACCGTTAAATCAAGTAATTTAACAACTCCCATGAAAATTATTATTCAAGAAGTTAACCTAATGAATATGTCCATGGTTTATACCCCAGGTGGTCAGGCTTTAGCTGAAACATATCAGTTTATAGCAAGAGATCATTATTTCTCTGAAGTTCCTGATGACTTAATAAAGACAAGTACTACATTTGTAGCATCAAATACCCCTAATTCTGCAAGGCAGACTCAGTCGCAGGTTCCAGTTAGCTCAACAAGCAATTGGCAAGATTTTCAGCAGCAGAATGGTCAAAATTTAAGTTTCTAGTTGTATAGAAAAATGTAATGTGATATAATAATTTAGTTCTGACAAAGGAGAACATGTTATGGATAATAAAAGAAAAGTTGTAGTTTCTAATATAGACATTGAATCGAATGAAGATTCTAAAACAGCAACAATTGACCTATCTTTTGAGGACGTTAGTGACTTGAATGACGATATCTCTTTCGTTGAAGAGTCAATGGATTCTGACGATGAAGCAGATTATAAAGACATTGAAGACGTTCCCGATGATGAAGAAATCTGGGAAAATGGACCAAAGGCTGGCCTGGTCAAAGACTGGAAAAAGCAATATGGCGACATATATGTAACCTCTATTACATATGATAAGCATGTTGTATGGAGAGTATTAAATAGAGCAGAGTATAAGCAAATTGTCAAAAAGATGGAACAGTTAGTTCAGGCTGGACAGCTTTCAACTGCTGAGGCAAATCTCTGGAATGAAGAGACAATTGCAGAGCTATGCATGTTGTATCCAAAATTTGATAAGAATAACTCCACTGGATTTATGGCAGGATTGCCATCGCTAATCGCCCAAGAGGTTTTAGAGGCTTCTGGATTCGTGGCTTTAGAGGTAAGACAGTTATAAGAAATGATAGATTCAGATTTAGTTTTTGCTTTAAAAAACAAATATGGAAATATCTATAGCGTTGATATCAAAGGGCAGACTCTTATATTTAGAGAGTTGACATTTAAAGAATATAATAAAATTCTTTATTTGCAAGAATTAGAAGATTTTTCATCAGCTGATATGGAAGATCTAATATTATCTTTTGCCATAATATACCCAGAGCAATTTGATACAATGAGAATTCCTCCAGGAGCAGTATCTTCTTTAGCTCAAGAGATATTAGATATATCTGGATTCTTTAGCGTAAAAGTAGCGAAAGCTACTTTAGAATCAAAAAGATTTGAAGCAACAGAAGTTAAAAATTTAATGAAAGCCTTTGTTCTCGCTACTATAAGTACGTATACTCCTGAAAATTTAGATGAAATGACATTTTCTGAATTAGCTGAAAAAGTTGCACTAGCAGAAAAAATCATAGAAATTAAACAAGGAATAAATGGTATAGAGCCAACAAATCTTACTTTGCAATTAATAGATCCTGAAGAAGAAGAAGAAAAAGAGAAGATTAGAGCAGCTCGCCACAATATGTCCATTAAAGATGGAGAAGCAAAATATGAAGACCCCATTGCTCGTAAGTTGTGGGGTGTAGGTTAGATAGGACAAAACCTTGATAAGAGATCCTGGCCCAATTAAAAATTTAGGCTACAGTGTAACCTCAAGGGATATTCCTAATACTCAGGATGAAGAGCGTGGAGACGCTCCCAATTCTACATTTGTCAGTAGAGCTTTAAATAACCACCCAGTCCTGAGATTCCTGGGAACCGCTGCTGCCACAATGGGTAGCATGTTTGTGCTCAGTAAAGTCACCAAACAGGGTGGCTTAAGACTTGCAAAGACTTTACAAGACCAGGCATCAGTAAAACCTGATGGACTTTCTTCAAGAGCTCTTCGTAGCTTAACCGAATTCCGAAGAGAGTTAGATGCACTAGAAGGTGTATCAAGAAGTATTGATGGCGTTGATCCAAATCAGTTGGATCCGTATAGTCAACTTGTTTTTGAACGTGGCGGAAAATTAACAACCGGAACAATAAAAAACAATCAGTATTTTACAAAAAATGAATTAGCTCAGGCAGGTAAAGGTACAGAATATGAACCAGCTGCGATATGGTCTGCAAGAGATTCATTTCAAGCTAGAATGGTTAAATCTGCCAGGAGACTTCCTTATGAATTGCCAGCGCTTTACGTTGGACAGAAAGCATTAGTAGATCCAATATTTGGTGGTCGTGAAGATAAAGCTAAAGTTAATTGGTATAATCCAGTAGACGTAGTTACAGACTTTGTTAAAGAATCAAGCACCGCCCTAGTAACAATGATGCTTCCATTTGAGGCAGCTGGTGCAGCTGCTGGTAATGCTCGTCACTCCATAATGACATTTAGACAGTCAATGGGTGATGTTACCAGGTCAATGGGTGTAAACACATTTAAGACACGAGCAGCACAAAAGTTTGTAGATTTAAGCGATGTTCTATCTGAAGTAGGACATGATCTCAGTAAAATAACCAATCAAGCCTTAAAAGTATCAGCGCAAACTTCTGGTGGCATACAAGCAGCTACAAAACAATATTATGCAGATAGGCCAAACTTACCTGCTATATTATCAGCAGTAAGAAATACTAGAGCCAGAGAATCTTGGGCAGCTTCGTCTGGACAAAATACCTTAAAGAGAGCAGCAACTTTTGGTAGAAGATTAGCATTTGGTGATGGAGCAGATGGAAGTTTTGGATATATAGATCTGCTTCCCGGACTAAGGGGCCTGGGATCTTCTGTTCGTCAGGGTATAAATGAATTTAGAAAAGTCGGTGCAGGCTATGATGTAATTAATAGATCTGTTGAATTTGATGCCATGGTTCGTTCTGGTACATCCAGGGGAATAATATCAGATGCCAGTGATTTAACTTCAGTTATCAAAAGAATTCAATCTGGATATGGAAATAGAATGTCCAGATTGGCACAAAAGATAGAGTCCACTGGTGGTGGTGGAGTAGGATCTGGATCTTTTTATACTTCTGAATTTTTTAGAGGGCAAGAACAATCTGCCTACAAAGAAGTATTGCAAAGAGCAATATTAAAAAATGCAGGAAGAACAAATGATGAAGCTTTTGAAAAGCTAACCAATAATTTTGTTAATCAGATTCACGTTGAAAGAGGCGTAACTGAAGTCAGTAGAAAAATTACTATTGGAAAAACAAAAATATTGAAAGAAGGCGATGAAGCTTTTGAAGAAATATTAACAAGATTCTCTGGTACTGCAAACACAAATATTCCAGGAGGATTCTTAACTACTGATGCCCTAAGATCATCCATTGATGACGCTACGAGAGTTTTTGAAGGTAGAGAATTTCAAGCCCAATTGAGAAGAAGGGCCGAAAAAGCTTGGTCAGCTGTGTCAGATCAGGGTTTTCCCGCAGTTGCATCAAAGATACTAAAAACTAAAAAAGCATCTTTTGAAGATTTTAGCGATTTAAATAATTTAACCAGCGCTAAAAGAGACTTCTTAATAAAAAGATCAGCTCAAAGAATGGGTGTTCAGCTAAAACATTCTGATGGTAGAGACGTTTCAGAGGCAGTTTTATCAAATCGATTAGCCGGTCTAGGAATAGATACCTCCAACTTACTTCAGATGAGGTCATTTCTAGTTAGAGAAAAACAAATAAGCTCAGGCATATTTGCTGGAGGGTATAACATCCTAGGCCTTAGGCCAATGACATTGGACGAAGGATTTGAAAAAGGAATATTCTCCAATTTAACAGATGATAGCCAAAATATAATTAGAGACATTGGAAAAAGAGTAGCACTTCAAGATCCAACAACAACTTCCGCTAGCGTTTCAGTACTAAGGGATACCTATGTCACTAGGTCCGGAAATGTATTGGACTTTTCTGGAATAAGACAATCTATAAGTAATGTAGGAAACTTCTTTGCAAGAGATTTAAAAATTCCTATTCTTAACTTTAACCCAGCGCAAATGTTGGGCAAAGGTTCTTTTGATGAAATGTCTGGTCGAGCACCATTTCAAATTGTTCAAGGAAAAATAACTCAACCATTCTTAAGCGAAGCTGATCAAGCATCTGATTTCTATCTATTTTTTAGCGGAGGAAGAACAAAAGGACAAGTTATGGCCTTCAATAGAGAGGCTATGACCGGAGGATATCAAGCACGACAACTAGAGGGTTTTTATAGACCATTAAAAAGAGGCAGCCTAGGAATACTTTCAAGACAAGCTAGAAACGCAGCCTCAGAAAAGAATGCAAAGTCTTTAAATGAGTTAAATGCTCTTAAATTAGATGAAAATGGCAATCCCATAAATAGATCTAAGTTATTTAAGGCTTTAAGAATTTCTCCACAAAAAGAATTACAGTTTAGAGAAAAGTTTGATATTGACTTTGAGCAGCCAAATTCTTTACCCGGCTTACTAAAAAGATTTGCCCAAAGAAAAACAGACGTAGATAATCCAGCCTTTTTTGCAAGAATATTAAAAGGTGAAACCGTAAATGTAAAAGGAAAAAATTATAAATTAGATGTTGGAGCTGAGGCAAGCAGCGCTGTAAGAATAGTTGATGATTCTGGCGCAGAAATGATTTCTGAAGGAGAATTCCTAAGAGCTTTTGAAAGATTTAGAAAATCTACTTTTGGCACAGCTATGCCAAGGAAAGCAATGAAATCAATAGAAGATCGTGGAGTTGGGACATTTTATGGTCAAAGAACTTCAGATTTAAATAACGCTCAAGATACCATAGCATTTGCTCAAAGAATACTAGCCAGAGCTACAGACGACGCTGCACAATTAAGAAGCAGGGGTTTCGACACTGATACCTTCTATATGATGGGTAGTAGAATTAGGAAACTATTAGAAGAAGCAGATTTAATGTCTGGTTCACACATCGCTGCTAAAAGTCCAACAATTCTAACAAGAGAAGATCAGTTAAAAGATGAAATATTTAGATACTTAATACAAAGAGACGAGCTGCTTGCGCAAGGAGCAGCAGGTGCAACAGGTAGATCTTACGGAAATGCATTTATACAAATTAACCAAGCAATATCGGAAATGTCTGGACAATTACCTGCTGGTCAATTGGCAGAAGCACAAGCTGCAGCCTTTTCTACATTACTAAACCTAAGTTCGTTCAGAGCCAATAGAAGCAACCTTAGTAACTTGGCAGTACAAAGAGGCTCTGTAAGAGAAGCTGCCTCAATAATAAAAGGGAATGCAGAAAAGGGTATATCTGGTGTCGAAAAACTTTTAGATCCATATGTTAGAGGAACAACAGCCAGAATAGGTGAGATTGGAAAGTCCGGTTTATTTAAACAGTTAGTATACCCAAAGCTTAGTACAGCGCCATACTCAATGTCTGATTTCGCTTCAGACGCCCTAGGATCTACAAGGGGACCTGGCGCAGATGTTTTACTAACACCTACATTTGGTACTGTTTTTGGTAGAGACCCCTTTGCAGCAATAAAGAGTGTTTTAGGCATAAATACATTTAATAATACACAAGGCTATTCGAGTGCATCAGCAGCCTTTTCTCATGGAGTTGAAAGATTAAATAAATATTTTGGTACACTTGGACTGCAGCTTGATGTAAATAAATACTCATCTCCATTAAGTCTATTTGCTTCTGGCATGGTTGGAAAAAGAGTTCTTCCAATATACGCCGCCGGAACAGGAATAATGACAGTAGATAGAACTATTGGCGGAATGGTTAATGAAAAAGATGAAAGGGGAGAAAGAGTATACTCTCCATTCTTTATCGGTGGTGCAGCTAAAGTAGCCGGAAATCTACATGCACTTGGGGCTGGAATAACTCCTGGTGGAATGAATTTTCAAGAGAAAAAAGAACAATTATTTGAAGGTGAAGTAGCTATTCGCCAAGGACGTTTCTGGCCATTGGGTAATACGCCATTTATGGGCGGAAAGATTATGTATTATCGTCCGAGCATCTATAGAAAGATAGAAGCTGGGGCAATGTTTACCTCAGATACATATGGAAGCCCAATAGAAAAAGCTTTATTTTATACTGACATATCTCCACTTAGACCATTTGATCCTTATAGATTTGAAAGAAAACACTTTGTCGATAGACCATACCCTGTAACTGGAGAATACTTTAGTGGTCCATTTGGACCTCTAGTCCCGGCCCTAAATGCAACAGTTGGAAGAATTCTAAAACCAGAAACCCTAATGCACGAAAGAGAGTTAGCAGCCGGATTAGCTAATTATGCTCCAGCTGGCCAGTCCGGAGCATATAATGCAGCAGCCTATATATCTGGTGGAATGACTCAGGGATCAGTTCCAGGAGGACCACTTGGATCAGGAATGCCAATCCCAGTCGGAGGAGTATCATCTGGTGGAGCTGGCGGAATGCAAGCATCTACAAATGCAATGTTAGCAGGACGAGCTGGGGCCTTAAATACGGCTCAAGCAGATACAAGAAATACAATATCAAGTATTAATAACCAATATTTGCAGATGGCCTATGGTCCAAGCAAGGTATCTGGCGTAATGCCACAAAGAATAATACCAGCAGGAGCTCCTCTAAGTGTTGGAAATGTTCAGGTTCAGTCACAGGAGCTAGGCTATAGAACTCAAGAAATGCTAGGTATTTATGGTTTCGGAATAGGTACTTTGCGTGAAAATTTTGGATATGGACAATCAGACTTTGCTCCACAAAGATCTGTTTTGCAGGCAGCATCTAAAGCTTATGGTACAAGTCGTCAATTTTGGGATCTTAATCTTGGTGGATTGGGAGATATCCCACTTATGTCTGGTTCTCAAGTAGGGTCTTTAGAATTTTCTGAAGTAACAAGAAGATTCATACCGAAAGAAAGAACAGACGTTAATTACATTAATCCAATAAGAAATCTTATGGGACAACAATATCCATTCTTGCCAGGACCTGAGTATTTTACAGACTTTACGACCGGTGACCCATTTGCCAAAGTTCAAGAAGGCGAACTAAGACTACCCGGAGTTGCGTACGAAAGATTAAATAGACTTAGGTCTGATGAAACTGGTAGATACGGGCTATTGGATCAATATAAAATATTAGGAGATGTTGCTCCTTACTCTAGGCAGTATAGAGCTTTAGATAAAAAAATTGACACGATGGTTAATGATCCTGCTGATCGTATATATGTTCAAGATCTTAGGGAAAGAACATTGGCAGCACAGCAGAAACGTCAATTTACAGATTATAAATATAGATATCAATCAGCCCAAGAGGCAGGGTCTCATCCACTGCCGTATGCGCTTGGAAGAGCAGCCGAATATATAGCTCACAGAGATACCTTTATAAATAGAAAATTTTTAAACAAAACTACTGCTGTTGAGGATTGGGAAAGAAACAATGTTTATGGGGCAACTTTCCCAGAATGGCAAAGGCCAGTAGAAAGCTTCATAGAACCAATGATCAACAAAGCTGCAAATAGAAATCCATTAGCAGCAGCCTCTGCTTTAGCAGTTACGGGAACATTTTTTGGCAAAACTGCAAAAGGAAAGCTAATCTCATCCGCAGTAGGAGCAATTACAGGTTTAGTTGTTTCTTCTTTTAATCAAGCTAAAGAAGCAATAACTGGAGAAAAATTTATTCCAGAAACTAGAAAAAAGGAACTAGCACTAGAAGAGTACGCAGACATATTAACATATGTAAAGAATACTAGGTTGGCAAATATGGCAGAGGCGTCTGGCGACAGAGGCGCAGCTTTCCAATTTAGATCTGCAGCAAAAAGAACAATGTATGGAGCTCCTATAGAAGATATTAATTCCGGTAAATATGGAACTGATATAGAAAGTTTATCTTTAGCTATTCCAAAAAGAAAAAGAGAACACTTTAAAGCGATGATAAATGCTCCGGTTGAAGAACGTCAACAAATACTTTCTACAGCTGGAAGACTAGAAAGAAGAATATATCAGGCTGCTTGGGGAATGAATGTAGAACGTAGACCAGACTTAGTGGATTACTTTAGCAGACACGAACTACCCGCTGAACATTGGGAGGGTTGGCACCCAAATACCAATATGGATCAAGTAAAAATTAAGATGGGTCAATCAATGGGTCTACAAATGTCACAAATGGGTTACTATCCACAACAGATACAAGAAGCAAATCTTACAAACCCAAGTTATCCAAAATTTGGACAATCCAATTCTGGGGCTGACATAGCCTATCAGTTAAGGTCGCTAATGAATGGGATGGGTGTAACAGGAACAGTTACTCCAGTAATGAATCCTTTTGGTTCTCAGCAAATTGATATAAGCGCAGGTGTTAGATAGTGGAACCGATAATAGATGTTACATCTTATTTGAATAACCTGTCAATAGACAGGCAAATGTTGATCGCAAAACAATCGCTATCTAAAACATATTTTGGACAAAAAAGATTAATAGAACCAGTTGTTGAAGACGGAAGATTAAAATTTAAGGCAAGTTATTTTAATCCAAAACTATCTGGTATTCCAGGAATATCGGCACAACAAGTATTTTCTACAGTAGACGAAGCTGCAACGTATGTTTCTGGTTTTGGAATAACAGAGTTAGCAAATATAAACTTTGCAGACGAACTAAGCCCATCTACATTTAGGGGTTATGAGCAAGTTCTCGCAGAAATGAATAGCGCGCTAAAAACTAATAATAGATATAAAGGCAAAACACTAAGTGCTCAGATAGCAATTCACAAAGCTAGACAAGGAAGTAAATCTATAGGCGACTTCCTAAAAAGCATGACCGACAATGGAACTGGTTTCGTTTTCCCTACAGATGAAGGTGGAATGGCTCTTAATTTTATATTGGGAGATAAAGTTCTTAGCACATCTGAAGCGATAGAAGTTTTACAAGATACTGGAAGAGGGCTTTTTGAAGAAGAAGAATTACTTAGGGCTATATCACAAGGTGACAAAGGTCTAAGCAAATTGTTTGCAAAATTGCCAAAACGACTCAAGGGTGTTTTGTCTCCTAGAGATGTATCTCTTTCTGGATCTTTAATTGATTCATTTTTAGGATTTAATTTCCTAGACCCAACTGGCGCAGCAAACTCTGTTAGTAGAATGACTGCTCTAGCAAACGCTACTTTAAATGTTGATAATGTATTCGAAATAATGGCTTATGCTTTTGAAGAAAACGATACTAGACTACTATCTTCTGTTGGCAAGCAAGCTGACGTAATGTCTTACGTAAGATCAATTAGATCTAAAGATGATGCTCTTTCCGTAATTAAATCACCTTTATCAGAATTAATTGGCGTTGAAAATGAAAAACTAACTGCACAAGGAAAGGCCTTATTAGATATAGATGATGTTCAAAATAGGTTAAAAACTTTTATAAATGAAATAGCAAATTCTGGCCAAATAGACGCTGCAACCGGTGAATATGGAATAGATATAGCAAAGAAAAAATTAAAAGAAAAAGTAAAGTCTAAATTTTTTTCTGAATCTGAAGGTAAAATTATTGAAAACCTTTTTGATGAAATAGAAAAAGGATATGACGGTTCTTCTCTAATTAATAAAAACAATATTGATAATGTTAGAGCTCAACTAAGAAAAGAAAAAGCAAGTTTAGCTACAAAATTTGATGAAGATTCAATAACTAGAAGAATAGAAATAGATAGACAATTAGTTCAACTAAATGAACAAATGTCTCAAATGACTGTTCGTGGTTCAGTAAGAATAGGCAATAGAGATGTCAACTATAAATCGGCAGCACAAGTTGTTAATTTCTTAGATCGTTTTGATAAGTATGGAATTATAACGAGTATATCTGGACTAAAAAGAGATACGTCAATTGCAGCAGGTACTGCAATTTTAAACCTTAGCGGTGCAGCAGAATCTACAAGTAGAGTCTATTCTGACCCAATGCTAACAGCCTTTCATCAAGCTATTTTTGGTGAACCAGAAGAACTTGCTATGATAGAAAAATATAGAAAAGGAGTTCTTGATGAATTTGAAGCTCTTTTAGCAAGAGGAAGAATTAATGAAGATCATAATGTCATGAAGGCAATTAGAAAAATTTCCTCACAGGACATAGATGCCTTACCTGAAGAGCAACAATTTAGTAAGATGTTAAACAGAGACTGGGCAAAAAGGGTTCTTGAACTTCATCAAAGTGGAGTTTCAATTAGAGATTCAAATGAGTATTTAAACTTATTAAAAGTATATTATGATTCAGAATTATTTGTAAGCAGAAAGGGAATGAAACTTCCAGTTCTTCCAGAAGTTTATAGATATGCAATTAACTCAGAAGCTGTTGCAATGGGAGCAACAAAAGGTGGAAGAATACTTCTAGATAGTGTTCCAGAGGCATTTGATATTGTCGTAGACAAAGATAAAACTATAAATGTTAAGATGGCTAAATTTAGAATATCTAATCATAATATTTTATTCCATGAAAATGATATCAGAAGATTCTACCACGCCTTAGGCGGATTCGACCTTGACGATAAGGGGTTGCCAATCTTGGGCACATTTGAATCAGGTGGCAAAAGAAGATTTGCAGCCGCAATGGCTCGTCAACCGACGGCAGCCGGAGAATTGATAGGCTTAACTAGATTTAGTGATCTTGAAACTTATCAGGAATTATTTGGCAATAATAAACTATTTATGCGTCAATTAGATGAAATGCTAGTCGGTAGTAGTGATTTAGATTTATCTACTTTAAAAACAGCATTAACTGGTAAAGATTTTATAGGTGATATGTTTGATATGAATAATATAGAACAAACTGCCATAAGAGTCTGGGATGAACTATATCAAAATAAAGGAAGAAAATTTGACGCCGCTTTTCTTCAAAGACTTGGAAGAACGGCATCAGAAAATCTTTCAGCAACTCAGTTAATTGCACGCGGTGCTGAAGACCCAATGCTTATGTCATTAGGTTTCCAAAGATTAAAGGCAGAAGTGGAGACCATGCAAGTTGCTGATGAGTTATTTAATAAGCTATCTCCACATTTGTCTGCGACTCAAATACAGTCAATGAAAGATCTTGCAAAAGCAGGCGATTCCGAAGCACTCTATAAGGCAGTAAGCTCTATAGACTACAAGATACTTAATCAAGTAGTGTCTGAAGATTTCTTAAAGAGAAGTGTTCAAACTGCAATAGAAAATGAAAATATACTTGGCGTATATGTCAATAGGTCTACTGTTATTGGTCAAGGTTTATATGAATTTGAGCAAATGTTTAAAGGAAATAAACTGCCTGCAAATATAGAGGAAATATTAAAACAAAAAAACATAATGCTTGGCCTGCTTCCAGCTGAAACCGCAATTGACATGACTCAAACGTTTACCTCTGGACGTTTAATATTAAAGCATACTTCTGAACTCGCTGCATCTGATCCAAGTATAGCAAAAACAGCTTTAGAAAGAATATATGGACAACAAGCTCTTAATTTAGGACAATTTGGAGAAACAACAATGCGCCAGTACGGAAAGTTATTTGGCTTTCTATCTCAATATCAAGGCTTTGATGCAAAGATTGATGAAGTTCTATTATCCAGTGGAAAATTGAGTAAATCAGATCTAACAATAATCGCTGAAGGAATTTCTCAAGGAATGGTTGAAGGCGGTGCAAACGCTGAAGATATTAAGCAGTTTAATGACGCAGTTGCTGGTGGTCACGAAGAAGTTGAGAAGCTACTAAGATCAAGAGGATTTATAGGTGTTGGAAAACTATCAGAAATGGAAGCAGCAGCAAACATATCAGAAAGATACAGTAGCGCACTATTTAAGCTATATTCGACAAGAAGCGCATCACAAGAACAACTATTAGCAGCAGATATTACTAGAGAGTCTAGAATAGCTGCAGAAAATATCTTAGATCGCAATAGTCAAATTATTTCCTCTATAAAAGAAATAATGGATCAACAAGGTGATGCAAACTTAGAAGAAATGGCCAAGTATCGTATGGAAAATTTAAAGTTCCAACTTGGTGACAGACTTCTTGCAGACATGGAAGATGTAAGTAGGACCATGGGCATAAGTGGCTATGAATTAATTAGCTCTTTGGAATATGTTTCTTCTCAAAGAAAATATCCACTTGGTTTATTAGAAAAACTACCAGATACAACTTTGATTGGAGATGGTGTTGAAAGGGCACATACTCTACATAGATACTTAGATATGGCGCAAAAAAGAAGAAATTATCAACGAGCAACTTCAAATGTCGCATTAAAAGATTTTATTGAATCATTAACTTTTAGTCCAGAACAAAGAGCCGGCATATTAAATACCTCTATGGATTTTGATTTTGTAGATGGATTTTTCTCCTCAAATGGAGAACAGTATGGCAGGGCTGATGTCATTAAGAGCTTGCTATTAGACAAAGAAGCTGCAGAGGCAACCGCACAAGAGGTTCAAATTAGTAGTGCGATTAGGGCAAGGGTTGTTTATGAGCAAGCTCAAATAAACGACTCTAAAGCAGCTGCCTTTGTTAATGGATCAAACGCATCAGGAAATGTATTAAGGTCGGCTGATCAAATCGCTGATGATACACCAGACGTAGTTGCAGATACTCTTCGAGCTCTTTCAGATGAAAGATCTCCGACAAAAAAGGCAAGATTCCAAAGGATTACTAAAGAATATTTATCGGAACAGTTAGCTAAGCCCACTGTTAGAAATATTGCTATTGGAACAGGACTTGCCGTAGCTGCAAGTTTTATATATCAAGGGTCTAAGGATAGAACTGCTGAGGATATAAGTGGTCCACCACTACTACCTGGAGGATCTGCATATGAATCAGACTATCCTAGAAAGTTATCAGAAATTGCTGCAATGTCAGGAAAAAGTTATAATCCAGGTATGAATTATAAAGTTTCCCTCTATGGAAATAGAGATCAGGTAGAAAGTTTTAGACAAGCTGCTTCAGGACTTACTAATGGAAATATTAACAGTACTATGTATAATAGAATCCCTGATGTAGCTTCAAATCCGTACCAGGAAATAGCCGGATCTTTTTAGGATAATTAACTATGATTTTAGGTGTAAAAGATCAAAATAAAGCACTAAGCGCTGCTGGAAAACAGCCTAAAGACACCTCTCATAGAACTCTCACTGCCAATAAGTACGCAGCTAAAATATCATCTTCTAAATCACCGGCAAGAAATGTAGTCTCTGATTCTAGACAAAAGATACAAGCTACAGGTAAGTCTGACAAGCTTAAAGGTTCATTTGAAGGAATGGACAACTCATCTTCTACCTATATACAAATGAATGGTACTGGCTATGATAATAAATCTCAACAAAAAGCCAGGTATTCAAAAGATGTCAGCAACAGAGTAAATGCAAATTTTATTCAAAATTCCTTTAATTTGGAAACAAAATCTAGTATAATTAATAACTACAGTTCTTCAACCATGAAGGATTCTTCCAGCGATAGATTAAAAACTATTATTAGAAATAACATGATGTTTAAGTAGGCTTTATGGCAATAAATTCAATAGCACGACAAGCTCTTACATATATAGCTGAAAGCGACTTAGACTATACCACCCTAAGCGCCTATCTATCAGATCAGTCCGTTTCTACATCTAGCCTATCTGCGTTCCTTCAGTTTGGCGATAACGTAGATTTATCTACTCCAGATATAACCGGTTCACAGTTAATTAATTTAGACTTTAATGATAAATATTCTTTAGCCTTATACAAAAAATCTGTATCGATTTTTATATCTGGAACAGCAATAAATACGTCTTTAGTATTAGATGAATATCTTAGTGTTATAAGCGCTAGATTTGGGGTTTTGCAAAATCCAGGTCTTTCTACTGAAGCAGATATAATAAATCACTTTGTAACAAACTATGCATATACGGATGCGGATGAAAAGGTAACTAAATTTTTAGCATCTAAAATATTGGAAAGAATAACAATATGGTATGAAACATCTATAGATGTTGGCATTAATGATGAAATGCTAGAGCAGCTTCTTGCATTTGAAGAAAGATTGGTTTCCGAAGAAACAGTAGAAGACGAAAAAAATTATGAAGAAGATGAAGCAATTTACCAAGTTCAGAGGTTCTTTAGTTTAATATATTTTGGCGCCAACGACGGAACTGAAGTAGACCCAATGGAAGAATTTTTCCAAAAGACAAGAAAAGATGAAATTACAGAAAAAAATGTAAGAGCAACTTCGAGGGTTTTTGGCATAGATATTAAAAATCTTTTAAATACTTCAGAAGAAGAAACTTTAGCTAGAAGTATATATTCCAGGTTAGAATCTACCGGTTTAATCTACTTGGCATCCTATGCCTATGAAATAGGAGAGTTTGCTAAGAAAAGACTGCAAAATATAGCAACAGTTAAAAAATCTGCAAATGATTTTATAGATCCATCGGTAGATACTCCATGGTTACAACAACTAAGTCAAGTTGTTTATAGTCTTCAGCAAGATCCTATTTCATTCTCTATAATAAACCACTATTTCCCATCATTGCTGACGTTTGTTTTTGATGCTATAGCTGTTGTTGGCGACTATTCAAATAACGGAAAGGGTGGAGGCCAAGAGGATACTCTTAATAATATGGCAGACGCTATTCTTTCGCTAGAAAAAGCATTTGGTGTTAGTCAATCTGGTAAGCCAATATTTACTTTAGCTGGCACAGAAAAGTTTTATACAACTTCAGAAAGAATTAAAAAAGCTTTACAAGATTTTCCATTCAGGGCAAATATACCACCTAGAAAACCAGATATCTTTCATTTAAGACTAGGAGCTGCAAACTTTTATGTTCCACCAGTTTCTGTTAGTGTTAATTCTGCATTTAAAACTGGATCCCTTACAGGTGGTGCAATACGTCAAAGAAACACTCCAAAGTTTAATGCTGGATACAAAGAAACCACGGTATCGTTAAGATTATTTTTCCCTAACTATGAAGAAATATGGGGTCTCTCAATAGACGACGCTTCTAGCTTAGATTTAAATGAAAACTTTACTATAGATTTCAAAAATGGTGGAGACTCAGAAGATAAAATAGATAAGTTCTTATCCTCACTCAGAGGTTTAGTTGCAGCGTTTAAGTATTCTCCAATTCTACCAATCAAGAATCAGTATATAAACTCTGTGCACGGAATTACAGCTGTTGCACTATCCGCTATGTCTATATCAACAATACCAAGTTATCCATTTGCATTAGTAGTTGACTTAGAATTATACAGTTATAATCACAAGCCATTCTTGCCAATGATTAAAGATTTTAATCAGGCTATTCACTGGGGTAAATATCGTCAATATATGGGCAAAGCCGCAGGAGAAATGCATAGATATGTTAGTGAGGCGTTTTTATTAAAGACATCAGATGATAAAGCTACAAATCAAGCGGATACGTATGAGGTTAGTCCATACGGCGCAATGCCAGTAGATACAACTGATGAAGATGGCATCTTGGCAGAAAACTTAGAATATGTTAACACTTACGATAATGATGTACTGTCTACAAATATAGTTACTCAATGGAAAGATGGAAGCAATCTAACTTTGTTTGTTCCAGCAGAGACACAAACAAAAATATTCCTACCAGACAGCACTTCTTTTAGAAGTGAGCAAGAAAAAATATTAAACGAAACTAGTTCTGGTCTTTGGGATAGAATTCTAGAAAATTTTGGAATTGATCGTACAAGTCTTACACCATTAATAAAAGATATTAATGACATATCTTCTCTTTCGTTAGAATCAACTTATCCATTATCCACTAAAAAGTTTGTTCGTCAAGCAATTGACATTATGACAGCAGGCACCAGTACTGACGACTTTAGAGAAAAAGTATATGCGTATAAAGTAGAATCATTTATTTCAGAAAATATAACTAGAATAGATTCAGAACAAGCAAGTTGGTTAAGAAATTATCCTGGCGAAAATGCAAGTCCATCTCTTCATTTTAATCAATATCCAACAATTGGTTCTGAATCTTATTATAGAAATAATGAGATTGTTAAAAATCCAGAAGGAGATAACGCAAGTCTTAATTATATTAAGTACTCTATTTACAATGAGTCGTCTGCCTCTGGATCAATAGTAGATGAATTGGTTAATCAAGAAGTTCTTCGTCAACAAAAGAGCACTGGTATTACTGAAGTAGATCAAGATAAAATTCGTCAACAAATAACTGACGCTTTCCAGGTAAATCTATATGAAAGATTCTTTAAGGATGGATTCGTAAAGAACTTAATGGAAGCAGTTCGGTTAAGAGAAGGTGATTACCATTTTAACGAATGGGAAGTTCCTATGACTAGAGTTGACCTAAACCCTAAAGAGGCCATTGTTAATGGTGTAAGCGTTACTATGGGTAACAATTTGGCAAAGCTGCAAGTTCAAATGCAGGACGAACCAACTTATCAATTTATAGGTGGCAAAGATACATATATAAATATTTCTTTAACTGTTTTTGGTGAAAAAGAATTAATTAAAATAAAGAATATTTTCGATCATGCAAATGGTTTAGCTAGATTAGAGCACTCTACCGGTGTTATAGGTTTCCTAGGAATTAAAAATATCATATCAGCTTTAGCTGGAGTTAAGTATGTATTACCTCTTAACTATAGAGTAGATACAATACCCAACTATCCACATGTTTATTCTGTTCAGTTAAGTTTTGTTGACTTTGATATATTCCAGCAAAAAAGAGAGAAGATATCATCAGACCAACAAACAAAATTAATAGAACATTTTGGAACAAAAAGAAATCCATTCTTAAGAATTAAGCAGATGTGGGGATCTTTCAATGCGTATCCAGATCTTCCTTTGTCCATAAAAGACAAGGACGGGGGCGTTGTAGGTAATCTAGATCCAGACTTCTATTTTAGAAGTTTCTCAATGTTTGATTCTGATATTATTAACAATACAAAAATACAATTAGATCTAACTGAAAAGTTTGAATTTGATAATTCAGATGACTGGGCATTGGGGACATCTGATAACTTAGAGAGAAAAATACAATCAGTTAGAAATACAATATTAGATTTTATTACAAGATATTCCTATACAAACGCTAATAACCAAGATGCCCGAGAGCAAAGGGCACTTACTAATGAGCAGTTAATAAACGAAATGATTGACTATGTTCAGAGTACTGGAATTAGTGTCCACAATTTTGTAAGCATATTTCAGGATGTTGTTTCTGCAAATACAGAAGGGCAGTCATCAGTAAGGAAACAAGCCCTGTTGACTGATTTTATCTTTTTATCAGCCTCTTCAAGTGAAGATTTGCAAATATTTGAAGACGTAAACGGCGCTCCATATTTAGTGGGAAACGTTGGTGTAACAAATACATCTACAGAAGATCTAATAAAATATATTTTAGCTAATTCTCATTTAGAAAATGAAACCCAAGTTAGCTTTGATCCTGATGAAGTAGAGTTTCATAAAGTAATAACAATAATTCCCGGAATGGATCCAGAAGAACAAAATCCAAATGAAATCCCAGCCTTTATGCAGACTGCACTTGGAACTCATTTTGGATATATCAATAAAGAAAATGGAAGATTTTATCTAACAATAGATGGATCCAATGTAACTATAGAAAATGATGAGAATAGTTCTAGTGGAACAAAAATAAAGTTACAGTCTAATTTCGTAGAAGATACACAAACCCCAGATAGAGGATGCACAAACTCTCTAACAGGAGTAGCTGGAGTTAGTTCACTGAATCAATATCAACAAGCATATAGCGGTGACTTTAACGGCCATATGGAGAAAATGTTAAATGATATTCAGTATCGCGACATCTCCGGAAGAATGCTTAGAGCCTTTCCAACTTACATGCTGTGGTTAATAGATGAAGGTGGAATGTTTGCAGGTGTTAAATTATTTGATAATTTCTACGGACTACAATCTATTGTTGATTTTTCTGTTGTAAGTTCTGAAGATCTTTTGGGTGACACTCTTATTTTAAGAATGTCAAATATGTACTCTAAGTTAACAACTCGGCCATCCACAGAAATATTTAATGCAAATAATGACGAATTCAGCAATGATCCTTTGAATCTAACCGATGGCATAAGTGCAATACTTGATAGAACATTAAATGTCGCTAGAAATATTATTTCTGGAATGAGAAATAACTATGTTGTTGATATCAACAATATAAGACTCAAGCCAGGAGTTAGAGTTCACTTAAGATGTGGATATGGAGCAAATCCAAATTCTTTGCAAACCGTTTTCAATGGAGTGATAACAAATGTTGAGCAGGGAGAGATTGTAACAATCACTGCTCAATCAGATGCAATTGAGCTAGGCGCTGTAGTTAACTCAACTAATAAAAAGGGAGATACTGGAAAAATAGATGGTGGAGTAGATACTGGAATGTATCTATCGGAGCCACGAGATCTTATGGTTAGACTTCTTAGCATGGGTGCCAGTAGATTTAAGGAAGCCTATGCAAGAGCAACTAACGGAACCGTATTTTCTGAAAATAGATTTGGTATTAGACACTTCGGCACAATGTTGTATGAGCCACTTAATGATATAGAAAGAGCTCGTGCAGATGGAATTAGACAAACAGTTGCCGGAGTTTATAATAATCTTTCTGAACTAAATATTGGAGGAGCAGCTAACTCCGCAGCATTTAGAATTTCTAATGTTTTCAGTAGAGATCCCGTTAGTGGACTATTCGGCAATGGTAGCTTAATGACTAGTATGGGTCAACTAATCTCTAACTATTGCTCTGATGTAGACCTAGAATTATTTAAGAGAAATATTTATCCAGGAAATGGAACGGGCTTTGCTCAATTCCTTGGAGGAGACCTTGATGATGGTTGGTCTACAGCTTCTTCATTTTCACAGGATTCAACTGATAGTCTTAGACTTGCTGGCCAAAGATATATTGAATCCGCTACAGATAGATCTTGGAACCGCTTAATAGTAGAAGCAGAACTTGGTTCAACCGCATCTACTCAAACAATAGAAAACTTAGTAGAAGACAATAAGTTAGTTTCCGCTGAAGGTAGAGCTGGATTGGTCGCAGGTGTCCTTAAAGGTGCTGCAACAATAGGCCTTGCAGCACTAAATCCAGTAGCTGGCGCAGTAGCTGGTGCAGGACTATTTGGTCTTCTAAGGGGGCGTGGTGGAAACAACTTATTTAGAACTATGGGAATTATATCGCCCAACGCTGACGATGATTTGCAGGGATTTGATGAGGTATCCTTTAGGGCTCAAACATACATGAGAACTGTTTGGGATTTATTCCAAACCTGTGCACGTCTACTTCCAAACTACATAGTTGCAGTTAGACCATTTGAAGATAGATCAACAATTTTCTACGGAAAACCACATTGGCTATATACTTCTGGTGTAGTTCCAGTAACAACGGGTTTCCCAAGTGACGAAAAAGCGGCTCAGCTAAATCTTCCTGGATATCCAAAGATAGTTCAGCCAAATAATGATATAGAAAATATTATTAATCAAGTAAGTTCACAAACCAACTCTTTAGCAGATTATGAGGCCTTTAAGAGATCAACTGAACTTTCAGATGTTATATCTGATTTGGTGCAAGATCAGGTTAATTCCAGAGGAATATATGCCCCAACTGCATCTGTTAATGGTAGATTGATTAACTTTAATTCTAATTTGGCATCTTCTTATTCGGAAAGAAATGAGAATGGAGTTTATAACGTAGTTTGTAAATTACCAGTAAATGTTGGAAAAGTTAGAATGGGATTTCACTTACCCGTAGGAGATCCAACTAAAACATTTGCAGACAGAGGAAACGACAATGCTCAGGGTCATGCTCAAATAGACAACCTTCCAATAAGATTTAGATACCCATTTTATACTGTTAATGAAAATGTAATACTCAATAAGTACTCAACAGAGATTCGAGATGGTGGATTATTAGAAGGTACGTATACAGATCTTCGAGCAGAAGGACAAAGATATCCAGTTTCTCTTAAGGTAGGCTCAGTTGAAATAGCTAGCGATGATTTAATAGATAGATATGTAGAAGATGGAGATACTGTAAAAACAGGTGTATCGGGAGGGCTGGAGTTTACAAAGGGCATTCTTGCATTGATGCAAGAGGAAATTAATTTTATAAAAGAAAACTCCATAACGATTATACCATCTTCTGAAATTACCTATGAATTAGATAGACCTTTAGGTCTAGCTAGTTTAACAGATCAATTAAATCTTGGTGAACAAAGTTTATTTGGAGAAATAAACATAGTAAGAATGCCACTACCATCAGTATCAATATTTGCTAGTGGTGGAGAAAATGATATTGGAGCGATAACAGTAACAACGATAGACGCTGCTGAAAATGCAGATGATTATTCTTTTGAATATGAATTAAATGAGCAGATATCGTATCAAGAATGGGGTTCTCCTAAGGGTCTATTGGAAGAGCAGTTTTATATTGCTATGAAATGGCCATATAAACCAGGTTCTTCTGATAAATTAATACAAGGAGAATCTCTAGAAAAGTTTAAGGAACAGTATGGTTTTGTAAACCTCTATGGTACTGCGGAAGACTATAAAAATAGAAAAGTTTTAGTATTTAGCCCATTAACTCAAAGGGCAGTTGTATGCGCACCAGCATACTTTATGTGGGGTGAAGATTCAGATGAAGACGTTGCTGCTGTGGTCTCTCCCGATGCCGCCTGGTACTTAGGCTCACTTGTCTCTAGTTTAGTAGATAAAGTTCCTGATGAATTAAAAAATAATTTACCAAATTGGGCTAGTATCGGATCAACTGAATCAGAAGACGTTTCTATAAATTTTAAACATTCTGGCGGCGATTCTAGAAATCCACTATATACATTAGAAGAGTCTAGTGGAATTGCAATTCAACCAAGGCTAGTAGATTGCTTCTTTGCGTTTGTTCCGGATGATGTTCCAGTTGGAGTAGTATCTTCTGAATTAGCGCCAGTAAAGAGATTTTTAGTTGGCGATGATAAAGCTGTTAATGAAGAGTATATTATTGGATTTGGAAACTACACGGCAACAAATGGAGAAACTCTAACTGCTCAAAGAAAACAGCTAACAGGTTCAGCTGATAGTTTAGAAAGACAATTAGCAGAATCAAGTGGAATATTTGCAGAGTGGTCAGCATCTAATGCAAGTATTTCCGATATTGATTATACATATGGTGGAAATGTTCTTAAGAGCGGTGATGACCTGGGATATTTTGAAGCCATATTAGATATTACAAAAATATCTAATGATACAGATGTTTTAAGTAGAAGTACTTTGTATGACAGATTAGATGGCGAACTATATACAACTGGAGACGACGATACTGGTTCTGGAAGAGTTGGATTTGCTCCAGTTTATTCCATGATGGATTCTGTTAGTGTTGAGGCGCGATCATTCTATGATGAAAATTTTGATCCAAACGTATCTGTTATAGCCGGAAACGGCAGAACTCTATCACAGGCTAATGATATATGGGATCAATTTAGATTTGGTTACCACACATACGAAAGTGTAAAAAATATATTTGCAAAAACATATGGTTTAGATCCTGACGACACTACAGAGTTCCCTGAAGAATTCAAGAGAATTTTAGATAAAACTAATTCAAAAATATTTTCTAATTTTTCAGATAATACTGTAGATGTACCTGGATTAGAAAATGTAGGAAATATAGAAAATACTGGTGTTGATGAACTAGCAATCTTGTTAGGCGCAGATTTCTTTGCAGACTCTAATAGGCAAGGTACGCAACAAGGAACTTCTCAATTAGAAGCCAGGAAGCAAACAATAGAATTTATAAGAACAAATTACATTGATGCAACAAGTCAGGGAATAAGCGGAGATGCTGGTGTCATTGAATACTTTAATAATGTTATATCTAAATCTTTAGATAATATTAGAGTTAACTTTTTTGAAAACCAAATAATAAATAACCTACTGCAGTATTCTATTGAGAATACCGATAATCAGAGTGAGGCAATAAAGTTATCGGATCAAATAAAAACACCTAAGCAGTTATTCTTATTAATGGTTGGATTGTTTAGGCAAAAACTTTGGAGCACAGCTTATGGTAGAGCTTGGTTAGTTCTCAAGCCAGACAGAAAGAAAGGTCCTTTTGGAAACGGTAAGGGCTCAGAAGGCTCTTGGTCATTTAAGCCAGTAGATAAGGTTTTCGAAGCATTCATAAGTCCATATTCGCAGTATGCAAAAGGTAGCGAAAAATTCCTACAGCTACTAGTTTCTACCGCTTCAGAGGGTAGCAATTCTTCAACTTGGATAGGTGGAATAGGTGAAGACGCATCTGACTTCTATCAAAGAAATATAGGACCAATATTTACTGCAATTGGGGATGGTCTTAGTGGACTTCTCGGAATGTTTAAATTAAACATGATGCAGATGGGTTACGCTATATCTGAAGTTGGAAACTTTGGAAAACAAGCACATATCTTAAATAAGGTTTTAAATGATTCAATTTATTATTCCTTGGGTAGACCTGGCACTTTATTAAGAGCAGTAGATAATCCATTCACAAGAGAATATGGTGAACCAGTACTAGAAGTACGACAGCCATTTCAGCGACTACATTACGTTAGTTCTTTCTCGCATATTATTTCAAATCAAATACAAGAGAATCTAAATAACGTAGCAACTGTAGTTACTGCGGTATCAGATGGAAAGCATCCGGTTACAGTCGCTCTTGATAAAGGTGCGCCACCAGAACGTCAAACTGAAATAACTGTTGAAACAGGAATATATTATGACAATATGATTGGTTCTGGATTCCTTGGAGTACTGCACCCATTAATGCATCCCCTTGAAACATTTAGAGGAGTGGCAAAAAATGCTCAAGGTACACCAGATGAATTGTCTGCTAGAAGAATAGCACTAGCACACCTAAAAGAATCTATTAAAGATATTTATGGTGGCGAACTAATCATCATAGGAAATGCAGATATTAGACCGCATGACCTAGTATATCTCTCAGACGTCTATGAAAGAATGTATGGACTATTTGAAGTTGAACAGGTTGTTCATCACTTTACTCCGGAAATGGGCTACATAACATCAATTACACCCAACGCTTTAGTTACTGTTAATGACCCATCGCGCTGGTTCCTATCTTCATGGTTAAGATCCTGGCTGGGGCTACAAAATATTAGAAATGACACTAGATTCTATATAGACAATATTATGGCGTCAAATACTGGAATAAATGTTGGCGGTGATATATCAGTAGACGCCCTATCAGATGCCCTAATGCCACAAATGATGGGTGGAATTGAATATACGCATGGATCTACATCTTTAGTTAAAGATATTATGGCTAATCAAACTGCATTAACATTACCACAAAAAGCTCAACAGTTAATTGACGCAAATAAGAGTGGTTCAGATACTGGATTTAAGGCAGTTGCTGGTGGATTAATAGTTGGTTCTGGCCTAATAGCAGCTGCAGCAGGCGGAGCAGCCGCAGCAATTGCACTTCCTATAGTTGGACAGCTAGCTTGGAAGGGCTGGAAATGGATTAGAGATAACGTACTTGATCAGCATGGCTGCTACATACAGTACTTAAATAAGAATGGTCAACCAATGGACGCTGGCTTATCATATAATCAAGGTATGGTTGTCGGAAGATATCATTCTAAAGCACTTCTTCCAGGTTTACTTGGAGCCAGAAGCAAAGTAAAAACTCCAGAAGGAAATATATTCATTAGAAGTGATGATCTATTAAAGAGTCTTGGTTGGCAAGAAGTAGAAATAAAAGATTTAGTTAGACATATAGACTATGAAAATGCAATAACACACGCAAGAGTTTTGCAATTAAGCGGTCTTGGTCCAGAAAAAGCAGATCTCCAACCATCACTGTTCAGGGTAATCGTAAAAGTTACCGAATTTATTGACGGTGACACTTTCTGGGTTCAAGATATAATTTCTGGATCTACATTTAAGGTTAGATTTGATGGAATAAATACTGGAGAAACTAATACAATTAGAGTTGGCGGCATTCCAAATGAACCAGGTAATGAAGATAATCAAACGCAGCTTACTTCAATAAGTACTCCTGGTGGAAGGGCAAAACTCTATACAGAAGAAAAGCTTAAGAACAGAATATTTGTTCTTAGAACAAAAATAAGTAACTCAGCAACTGATGATGTTATATTTGAACAACAATTTGAACCTGGTGCAAATGAAAATACAGTGGCAAATTACGCCAAAGACGTCACCGCATCAGAAAGAGTTTTGGGCACAATTTGGTATTACCAGCCTGAATCAGTTGTTCAACAGGCCGAACAATTTGTTCAGTCTTGTTTTATAAAGAATAAAGGAAAAAATGTAGGCGATCCACAAAGCCTGGATAATTTGATTATTAAAGAATTTTTTAAACAAATTTATGAAGATTCCCCATTATATATACATAGAAATAGGATATTAGGAGCAATTGACTCATTTAGCCGAGTTGCATATGAAACAGCCCAATACCAACCACCTAATTTCTTGAAAGAAAATTCTGAAGAAAATTATGGATATAATGTTAATAATGTTGAATTGGTGTACGACGCGCTAGTTCAGTTCTATATTTTAGATAAAATTTACCAAAAAACAAGTGAATGGCCTACTATATTCTGGGATGAATATTATGAAGATGGATATCCAGTTACATTAAACTGGGAACTAGTATCGAATAATTTAGCTCAAGTATACGCTAAGCAAGTGCAGATAGAGTCTGAGTCTGTTATTTCTGCAGAAGAATCAGCCCTTATGCCAAGGAGAGTGATCTAGTGAGTTTTAATATTAATAATGCAGCTCTATCTGATTCTGTATCTTTTGCAAATACAGTATTTAATGATTATTATCCTGGTGGAAAGTCTCCAGTAAAAAATACAAGCGCTTCAAAAGCTGCTCCAGTTTTAGGTAGAACCTTAAGTACCTCAACTATTAGCTCCATGATAAATGGAGATATCTTTAATAGGCATCCAAAATACGCAACAAAAGCTTTAAGTATGTCTGTGTCTACTTCACTTAATACACTAATAACTGGTGGAGCATCTGTTGCTAGCGAATCTTTTGATCAACCCGTTAACAATCCTGAAACACAATATGAAAGTGAAGATAGTATAAAATTAACTGGTGCCGCAGCCTATAATAGAATAATAGCTCAATCTATAGCCGGAAAAAACCTAGGAGCCTCATTCGTAGATCAGTCCATACAAAATATGCAGCAGATTGAAATTGAAAGAAAACTTGGAGAATCTGCAGCAACTGGCGATAGTGGAAATAACTCTAAAAACGGAAATGCAGGTCAGCCAAGTGCAGAAATGCAAAGCGCTGGAAAAAGAAATGTTGCATATATATCAGAATTGTCAGCAGAAGAAAACGCCTGGTTTCAAGAAAGATTAACACTTCTTAGAAGTAAATATGAGTCAGTTATTTCAGACAACGCTAAAATAGGTGGATTTAGATTTGACATTCCAAATGAATGGGCGAATGGACCAATAAGAATAGGTAATGGCGAAGATACATTCTTCCCTGACGCAAAAATTCCTAGTGAAGAAAGATTTTTATCAAGTGATGTAATTTTAGACTCACCTGGTGGCGGAGCAAACGCATATATATGCCCAGCCTTAATAGAATTTTTGTTACTTATGCATGAAAAAAATATATACATAGGTGGTGGCTTAGATGCTGGAAGAAGTCCGCAAAGATATTATGACAAAGCTGTTGCAGCAGGAAAAGACAGGACATTTTTAAGCGATCATGTTTTTGGTAGAGCAATAGATATTAAGCGGGTTGGAAAAATAAATGGAGAAATAATAGAGCTATCTACTATTCCGCCAAAAGAAACCTATGATAAGGCTGTTCAAATATTAATTGAAGCTTTGGCTGAGGTTCCCCAATACCTATTGCCAGATCTGGTTGTTGTTAGTAGTGATTTAATTTCTGATTATGGACTTCTTGATTCTGGCCTCGAACCAATGACATCTGCTTTAAAGTTAAATAAACCATATCTAGAGTATATTAACTTTATGGGAGATGCTGACCATAGAAATCATATACACCTTAGTTTTAGCGGTATGAGATCTGGTAGATATGTTGGCCCTGGAGGAGCAATGGCAATTGCTGGAACGAATACTGGTACAGGAGCATCAGGAGGGACATCTACGTATGGTACTATAAATGTGGAAATTCCAGGAATAGGCGTTGTTCCATATAATCCAACTCCAGAGAATATAAGAAAAAATTATTATGGTGACTGGGGTGCTGAGCTAACTCGTTTAGATGTATTTAATATGTTAAGGACAACAGCTTTCTCCGATGAAGTAGCTGCTATATTTGCTGGAATTATAGTTAGAGAAAGTAATGGCCACCCAACATCATGCAATCCAAATGCACTTAGTGGAGACTTTATGTCTTTAGGTATTTTTCAAATAAACATGGGAGTTGGTGGTTATAGAAAAAATAGACAAGGTGAAGTTAGCACCAGCGCCTCATCTGGAGCAGCTCATGGAAAAAAAACATATGAATTAACAGATTCTAATGGTAAAGAACTTCTTCAAGGTTGGCAAATTGCAATTAAAAACTGGGACACTGTTTTTCCTGGAGAAACAAAACCAACCATAGATAACTACAATAGAGTTATGACAGAAAAATATGAAACACTAAGATTTTATACAGGAAGTTACAATGCAACTGTAGAGATCATGAGAGAGTTGGTTGATCATAGATTTTGGATACCGATTAATCAGGCATGGGCTTTATATACATTTAGAACTGGACAGCCTCCTCAGTTTGGCCTACAGAGATTGGGAACCCAACCTTCTAATGGTTATCAATTTGGGGCATGGGGAGACTATAGGGGGAAGCAACCTTATGGATGGATAAGCGGTGTACAGTTTGTGCATTGTGTAGAGGTTTATAAAACTATAGGAAAAACAGAAAATGATCTTAAAGAATGGGTCAAAGCCGTTTATCGTGATGACCCAGCTACATTTGGAGATACAGTTTGGTCTAGGCCATACATTGATCAATGGCTGAATGGTCAATTGTTTACTAATCCGTAATTAAGGAGAAGCATATGCCAGTAAATTATCCAAAATTTGACAAAAAAATACAAGACCAAATAACAACAACAGAAATGCAGAAGGCTAGAACAAGGCCTGGTGTTATTATGTCTTATGATAAAATAACAAATACTGCAATAGTAGTTTTAGAAGATCAGTACTCTGACAGTGTAGGAAATGTAATCAAAAATGTTGCGTGCCCTTATACTAGAGGAGTCCAATTTGTTTCTCCAGTTCCTGGAGAAAGATGTTTAGTAGGATTTAGAGATAATAATGAGGCAAAACCTTATATTATAAATATCTATCAAGATCTTGGATCTAACGCTAACTACAATTATAATTATACTCTTAATACTGGAATACCGAAATTTATGGTGTACTGATGACTAAAGACTCTATAGATAGAATAAATTATCAGCAAAAAACCTACCCAGTTTCTTCTGAAATAAAAAAAAGAAAAGAATTCTCTGACAGAGAAGTGGGATTGACTCATCCAGATTTAAGTAGCTTTATTCGTCTTACGGATGACGGAGACATTGAAATATTTGCAGCTCCTGGAATTGGAATAATAATCAGTGCAAAAGGAAAGTCAATATCATTATTTGCAGACTCTATCAAAATGTTTACAAAAGAAGACGGATTGAGATGGAATAGTTTTAATTTTAACTACTCTGCCTCTACATATGTGGAGCCTACTTTAGTTAAATTAAATAACAAACTTATCCATTCATCCCAAAATGGAGTAACACATTATCTTCAAGCTATTATTGAAAATGAACAAGAACAAAGCCAAACTCCCATTACTATTACTGGTGACTATAGATTATCTTCAGACAATCAAACAGTTCCTACACAGGATTATATATCCAAATATAGCACTGATGGTTTGACAGAAGAGCAAATAAAACTTATAGAGGCTTATAGAACAGACTATTCCCCAGAACATATTCTACGAGTAGTCGATTTAATAAAAACAGGCCTTACTTTTGAGGAGGCACACATCACCGCTTTAAGGGAAAGTAATGAGTGATTTATATTTTACTTTAGATGGAGATATTGTTATATCTGGATTAAAAGATATAGCGTTAGCTCCTTCATCTATGCATGAAGACATTCAGCAAATATACTTAAGGATGATGACAGAGCCAGGAGATTTTTATATATATCCACAGTTAGGAATAGACTTATCCAGGCTATACGGAATGCCACAGTCTAGAGAAACGGCAGAGTTTGGCAAAGCTCTAATTAGAGCTGGGATACAGAGGGAAGGTCTTTTTAAGGGAAGAAATATTCAAATAAAAGCAGTTCCAACAAGTCCAGATACAATAAGATTTGATATACACATCATATCCGATATAGATGAACCAATCATGCTATCTGTCAGTCAAAATTTAGGAGATTAAAATGACTGTATACGGTATTAAAAATAAGTCTGATATTTTAGTAAATGTACTAAACTCACTCCAGAAAGACGCAGGAATTACTGCGATATATCCAGGGTCGATAGCTAGGGCGTTTGCTGAGGCGTTTACTTCTGAAATATCTGACCTTTATGAGTCTCTTAGATTTAATATTAATCAAAATAACTTACTGACAGCTTCTGGAAAAAATTTAGACCTTATTGGCGATCTTTATGGGATACAAAGAAAAACTATAACAGATTATTCCGCAGAAGATAGACAGTCTTTCAATATAGAATTTTTTATAAATAAAGCTCACAGCTCTGATGTACTAATTCCTAGCGGAACACTTGTTTACAATGATGTTAGCAACTTTGTTACAAAACAGTATTCATTTAAGCTAGTTGGAGACGTCACTATCGCCAGGGGAAATCTAAAAGCTTATGGTAGAGTAGAGCCAAATTTCACTGACAATGCCTACGTTGCACCAGTTAATTCGCTAACTAAACATAGCTTTTTTTCTCCAGCTGGAGTAATACTGTTTTGTAATAATCCAAAAGAAGTTTATTCAAATGTAAATTCAGAGTCAGATTCTAATTATAGAAGAAGAATAGTAGCATCTATAAAGTCTAAGGCTGTTGGAACAGTTGAGTCCGTACGCTTCGCAGCCTTGTCTGTTAGAGGTGTTAGGGATGTAAAAATTAGAGAAGGATCTTATGGGGTTGGTTCTTGTGACATTATTGTTGTTCCTGAAAATTCTTCAGCCTTATCAAATTTACCTCAAAACATCATACTTGCAACTTCACAAGTAAAACCAGTTGGTGTTAAATTTAATGTAAGAATAGCCGAAAAAGTTGGGATAGGATTGTCTTATACAATAAGAATTCCTATGGGAGTAAACGAAACATTGGCAGCTGGTATACGAAATCAATCTGTGCTATTCGTTAAAAGGTATTTAAATTCTCTATCTGTTGGAGAAACTCTCTCCGTTGGTGAGTTAGAGCGTCAAATAAAGACAGCTTCCGACTACATTAGGGGTGTAGTAATAACTGCAATGACAGCTGATGGAAGAGAAATTCCTTTGACAGATTATACTCCAGATGGTGTTAAAAAATACTTAGCAGCTGGAACTATAACGGTAAATTCTGTTATAATGGGTACTTCAGTTTATTAAAAATTAAGGTTAATTGATGAAACAATATTTGTTACTTCTGAGAAGTTCAGATTTTAATAAGTCCAGTAATGTCTGGACCAGTAATCCAATTAACCTGTACCATAATACAGCTTATACCAACTATTCATACACTCGGTCTAGATATGGCTTAAACCTTATTGGTGACAATATTTATACCGGAATAGAGTTAACCTCCCCCTCTTTCTCGGAAGACCACGCAACACCATTAGTCCAGAACTCTGTTTATATGACAGATGCTGGAGAAGTTATATATGATGCTGCAACCCCTGACTTACTCAGGTTCGTAGATACAAGTTCTAGAATAGATATCTTAGCCTATAAGCATACATTTACCAATGTTGCCGGAGACGAAGTCCCAACTTTTAATATTCAAATTTATGAATCAGACGAAGAAAATGGTCCATGGCTTCAGTCTAAAGTTTCCTTTGATTCTAATGCAATATTTATTAGAAACTCCAAGCCTTGGATTAAAATTGAGTTAGAAATATTTACAGAAACTGGAAATACATCTGACTTAGGTTTGCTATTTTATTTAGAGATTGGCATTCACGATATTACGTCTCCTGTAGTATCTCAAAATACTAAAAATATATTAAGAAGATTCCCTACATGGACTTCGCTTTTTGAAGACTCAGAAGAAGATGCTACACCGAGTACAGCTACTCCAAATTCTTCTGGAGGAAAGTTCCTTTCAGCACTTTTGCAAGATTCTATAGATCAATTTGTAACTAAAATAGATTTACAAAATATAAATAATTATATAGCAAGCGCGAATGAGGAAATATTAACCTGGGTTTATGTTTCGTATAATATTCCTGTCAATGTAATTGGTGTAGTTGGAGATGGCGTAAAGCTATCTGCAGTTCATGATCTTGGTTATTTTTACAACTTAAAACCAACAGATCATGCGTATTTCTATAATCCTATAGATAAGCAAATTTTAACCATTAGACAATATGATTCTTTATTGGTTAATGGAATTGCGTTTGATCAATATCCAACAAATGTTTTTAATATTTTTGATGAGTTTGGAGTCAGAGTCGGTCTACCAAGATTATTCCTTGAAGATAATTCGAGATATAAAAAGAGAATATTAGACGTTTACAGAAATTTACCTGGAGTATACAAAGAAGCACTTCAAAGAACCTTAAGACGAGAACTGGACATATGGAAAGCGTATGGAGCTACTCCAGACTCTGACTACGCAGGTGCAACTCCAGAAATTATTGAAATTTCAGATATGGAAGTATCAACTCCATATTTTAGTGATTCTGGAATACCTCTTCAAAAATTTAAAGACATAGTATTAGACATAAATAAAAGATATCCCACAAATATTGGATACGTAAGATGGGAAGAGGGAATCTGGGACTACGCTGGAATGGAAAATGAAGGCGTATCTAGAATATCTGCAATATATGATGCGGCATCTTCTCCATTAACAGATCTATATCAACCTGGTATTGGAGATTTCTCTGATGCAAGACTTATAGTTGAGTCAGTAGAAAAATCTACCATATCTTTTGACGGCTATGCTGAGATATCCGGTGTATACAGAAGCGCTGACAAAACTTATTATAATCCAATTAAGTTAGATTTTTCTTGGTATCTATCTTACTTGCAAACAGCAAGTAGTTATTCAGCAGAAAGTATAGATGGTGGAGTTGGGCTTACCTATGAGATAACAACCAAAGCGCATGCAAATTACGCCACTCCATCGACATTCTATGCAAATCTTAACTATTTGAATAGAGAAGATTTTTATGTTTACAATAGATATGGACAGGATCATGTATCAAGTCCAGAATTTAATCTTATTAAGATATTCACGCAAGAAGGTAATACTTTAAATGATATTGAGTTTAGAGATAAAACATACAATGAAGTATACAACAACCCATCATCCCCTAATTTCTCTTCTATATCTATAGAAGATGTATCTCAAGTTAAGATAGTATTTTCTAATGGTGGTTGGGATTATCTAACTCAAGATTATGATACAACTATTGACATTGGCGATTATTGGGGGGGATTTAATCTATCCACTCCAAACTACTATGTAAATCCTTCTGCTGGAACAGAAACATCTATAGCATCTCCAAATATAACTGCAGATAATGTTAATCTTAGAATAGGATCTACCGTATATAATGATGATGTCTTTATTCAAGACACTAACCAAATATCTTCTTATGTGTACTTGAACGAAGGAAATAGTAGGTTTGAGCAGAGTTTAACAACACCAATTATATATGTAGATGATCTAGTTGATCTAATTATATATCCACCTAACGCTACTCCAGAGTATTTGTATATTAATTCTGCTGCACCAGTAGGGTTGGCTTACTTTGGCACAGACAATATAATTAACAACACTGCTGGTGGTGCTGTTGTTGATTTTGTAGACAATAATAGATATCTTGTTCCATCTTCGCCAAATATATTATACTCATTTTATGATGAAAGTGGAGTTCAGCTAACCACTCCGCAGTATTTTGATTCTGCAACAATTAACTTCTCATCTACTCCAAGTTATATTAAATTTGAGTCGGCATCTGGAAATTATTATCCTCTATATAGAGAGGAATATTTTTCTTTTTCAGCGCAAACAACACCTCAGTTGTTCAGTGGATTTATAGATTCTTTAGATAATGTTTATGAAAATGAGGAACAATATTTAGTTTCTTATTTCAACTCAGACACATTTTTAAAGACTATTAATTTAGATTCAAATAGTTTTAATTTGAACTTGGAATATATATATGATATTAAAGACATTAACTTTCTTTCTGATACAAATGACATTATTGTATACGTAGAAAATAAGGATCAACTAGTTGAAAACATAAACAACGCTGTAGAAAACTCTGATTCAATAGAAGTCTCTTTGCATGCTAAAAAAGACACAGCTGCACTAATGGCCAAGAGAAGAGCAATTCACACTGGCCATCTGTTCTTAAATGAAGATGAATATTACGTTTATTCAGAACCAGTTACAGAGACATTTAATGGTCAATTCTTCTCTATAAAGTTGAATTCTACGCCTACCAACGGATCTCCAATTATTGTCAATGTTCATGAAACACAGTATAGAAATATAGTTTTTGAAGATAGCGCAACACCTGGCAATTTATCCTTTGTAAATACAGAGTCTGTTTATGGGAATTTTGGCAACTCGCTATACTTAGCCTATGAAGATGTATTTAATATTACGGTTGCAGATAAATATACTGGCGAAATATTATTCTCAGATTTATCAACCACAACAAACAAGCTAGAGTGCTTCGATCAGTCAACTCCATCAATTATTGGAAGAGAATATGAAGTAACTTATACAGTTAATCAGGCATGGAGTATAGATAATCGTGTTTACGATTCTGTAAACGATGAATATAATACATATATTTACTTTAGTACAACACCTAACTATGAAGAAATATATTCAATTACATATGAATCAGCAATTAATGACAATACTCAGACAATAGATTTAGATGTAAGCCCAGATGTTAACCCCATTGATGAGGGATATGTTTATGTATCATTAAGTGAATATGATTTCTCTCATACAGAAACATACCTATCTCCAGGGTATATCTCCGACGCATACTCTGACATAATGCACCTCTCCATAGTTTCTTATGATGAAAATGATAACATAAAGCCTGGTCAAACTTTTGAAATTTCAGGTAACCTAATATTAGCTACACCAAATTATGTAACAACGAATGATAATGGATTAGCAAAAACACTCATAAGATATACAGGTCCTCAGCCAGCCGAGGTAACTTCTTCAACAATTACCATTACTGGTATAGGATCGGCTACACCAAATGGTGGATCTAATAGCCAGACAGGATCTTACGTTGAAAGTATACCCTTTAATATTAGAAGAACTGAACCAAATAGAGTTTGGATAAAAGCAGCTCCCACAGATTTTATAATAAATGCCGACGGAGTTAGCTCAATAGGAATATCTGGAAAAATATTGTGGAAAAATGATTCATTTAACCACGAAGTTCAGATAGCTTGGAATAAGGCAAGAACCCTAAAGGACCTTTTTGCTGCAACACCAGATTATTTAATTACCTCACAGGCTGATGGTAGTTTTGAAATAGATACTGCAATGACTTCACAGGAAGTTGGCGCTCCAGGATATTGGTTTGCTAGAGTTAATATAGTTAATGATGAAATTGTTCGAAATCTTTTAGAAGAAGATGGGGAAACTGTTGATTCAACAGACGTTACTATAGCTGGAGATGTTATATATTGGTATGAATCCTATGACCCAATTCAATATAGCAATGAATCGGATATCCCGCTTCCAAACATATATACAGTAAACAAGCAAGACAATTCAGAGCTAATAGCAACTCCTAATTTTGTTTACAACCACACTAATCCATCGGTACTATATTCATTAGATACAACACCAAACTGGCAACCCCCAGTATGGACTATGTTAAATAAATATACACAGTATCAGATGGGAATAATGGGAACAACTCCAAATATAGTCGTTGACTACTCGCTATTGCATCCGGATCATGAGGAATACTGATGAAAAAATTTACCAACATTACTACAAACGAAAATGAAAAAGCAATCAAAATAGGAACAAACGTTCCTGCAGACGCAGCAGTTTTATCTTGGTATACATCAGAATCAATTTCTCCAAAAAATAACATAGTTACAGTAAATGTTTCAGAAACAATTCTAGAAAATAAAATAAAAGAATCCTATGATGCAGAACTAATGTACGCAGATGAGTTGGGAATCTTAAGAAGAATGAACGGATCATCAGTATTATCAACTGATGACATTACGATAAGTAATCTATTCCTACACAGGCCAACAGTATCTGAAACACTGAATCCTACCGAAATAAACGCTAACGATTTTGGTCACTATGTTTATATAAGTAGATACTTTACTGCCGCTCCTGCAATTTTTAATTTTACATCTTACAACAATCTTCCTGACCAAGATCAAATATATAATCTTGGCATAAAGGTTTTAGATGAATTTGGAAAAGATTATATTGATCTAAATACAAATAGAAAAAAATATAAGATTCTATTAGAACCATATAAAACTAGTGCAAACGTTAACCTAGAGGAAATACCATACAGAGTTATAGTTGTACTGGATAGTTCCTATCCTTTAAACCTTAAGTTAATGTACAATAAAGTTGAATCTGATGAAAACGGAAAATTTAGCAATCAACAGTTAAGATATACAGAAACTATAAATGCTGTTAAATACTTTAATAATATTCCAGAAGAGTCTTTTGTTATAGATCCTAATTATTATGGATCTAGGAATTTTTCAATTAAAAAGATTGACGAAAATTATTCCAGTGTAAACACAGGTCATGTTTCTATAACAAACGGATATCAAGCTCTTGTACCAAGCAAGGCAATTAAAGACTATAGAAATTATGAAGTTTTCAATTGGAGAATAATAGGAAAAATAAGAAGAAATATTAATCTACAAGACATAGATTATGAAATAGATTCTAATCCAGATTCTCCAGTTAGAATAAGAACTGTCAAAGCTGGAATTCTTTATTCAGGCTCAACAAATCAAAATATTAATCCATACGTTTTGTATAGATTAGAAAATTCTCCATTTAATTTAACTAAGCTTGTATTTGAAAATCCACTTACGACATTAACAGACAAATCTTTAGCTAATTATTGGAAAGTAAATATAGACTCAGTTACTTCAGCCCAGTTAAGTCAATTCGATGTGCTTCTCTGGTCTCCTGACTCTACAATAACTTCTAGTCAAGCTAGTCTTATAAATAACTTTGTTGCCAATAATTTTGGAACACTTATCCTAGACCTGTCCTTCTGCCCTAATGCATCTAATGTAAACTCCGGAGGACAACTAAATATGACATCTTCTGTAGTAGCCAATAATGTTGACATGATAGATACCAGTATCTGTATTGATGCAACAAAAAATGGTGGATGGACTATAAATGATACAATATTTGAAAAAAATTATTATAGCGTTATAGGCTCTAGTAAAATAAATGGAGTTTCACCCAAAAGCTATAAGTACTTTGCTAATGCAGTAAGTTCAAATACATTTGTTAAAGCTGGACCTAGTTCTTCTGATCTTAAGTCAATTGGCGTTCTATTATCATATCCGCGTCAAAATGATAGCCTTACAAAAGGAAATATATTAGCCACAACATTTGGGCTAATGTCATACTGTAACAGTATTTACGATATTGCAAATCCAGACAAAGTATTAAATATTAATAATGGAACATCACATTTTGGTACAATTAATAGTAGTACAACTCTATTTTCTTCTGTTATAGAAGGGCCATTCAAGTTATTGTTCAACTCCATCTCATACGCTATGTACTGCAAAGCTCTGTCGATGAGACAAACAAGTTTGGCTTCTTCAATAATTAATTTTATTACAGATTGGTCTTCCTCTTGGGTTATGTATTCCCCAGCACTTGAAGACAGTGAAAAGCCGGATTTTGATCTTATATCAATAAACTCTAGTACGTCTCTTTATGCAAGGAATTTAACGAAAAATTCAGCATCTACTAATACAAGCATATTTGACTACTTTAAATCACAGCTTACATTAAAGATGTCGCAATTCCAAAGGTCAATAATAGAAGAATTATCTGTAGACGACATTGAATTCTATGTTGAAATTACTAATCCAGATGTAACAATTAAAGATTCTACAAAAGTAGCTGATCCAAATTCTGCTTCTGTAGATATTCCTTCTTCTTATACGTTATATAAGATAAATACTTCAAGTTCTTCAAATCCAGCCACAAGACCACTATATGCATACACGCAAAAATATAGTAGATCGTTGTCAAGAATACTAGGTTTGGGCCCACATATATTGCTCGAAAGGCCAGTTAATAGTAGTTCATCAAGATCTTTAACAAACTTATTAAGTCCATCTTTAGGGTTTAATTCATATCCATTTAGACTAAAGTCTCTATATACCATGTATGAAGGAAGTGATATTCCTTACAGCTTTAACTTCAATTTTACAGGAAAAGCAAACTACACTGTCAACGCCACATACAAGGGTAAAAAAGAAATAGATATTCCTGTTGGACCAAAACCAGCTACACTTCCCGCAGAAAATGTAAAGTCTGGAATCGATGACTATCAAACCAGTAGATCAACTAACGTAGCAGATGCCTCAAACATATTCCCTTACACAGGCGATATAGATATACATGGAGATCCTAGAATTTGGGTTCAAGGTTCGCCAACACATGAATATGTAAAATATATACAGTATACTTTAGCAGCAGCTGGTAAATATAAAGGGGCTATAGATGGATCATATGGGCCAGTTACTGCTCAGGCTGTATACAATTTCCAAGTAGCTAATAATCAAAGATTTAAAGATTACAAAGTTGATAGTGAGACTAAATGGTATTTAGCTCTTGTGTGGTTAATAAAAAGAGCTTTTGAGGGACAAAAAGCTTTAGATGATTGGAAAGCATTTGCTACTCCAGACATAAGAAAATATATATCTAAAGTTGAAACAATGTCTTTAGCGCCAGATGTTAACTCCGGAAGACCATACAGAAAAATAACTTTCACAGGAACAGTTGGACCTAAACTCGGAGCAGACATCTTGTTTATGCAAGTTCCAAGTTCAATGATAAATGTTACTGGAATAACGATTACCCCTGATCAACAAGATGCTAGATGGAGAAACTTCAAAGCAGTTTCAGTTGGCTGGGGTCCAACATTTGAAACAAATATATTTAAATATTCTAAACTTGAAGCGCTTAACCTATCGGCTGCCTCAGGAGATATAAATATACCAATAAATAATCTAGAAGCAAATAGCTGTAGATATATAATTGTAGGAATAGAGGGTTTGGCAATTTCTCCTGGCTTTGGTCAAGGTGAAGGTTTCGGAATTTCTGGAATTAAAATTAATGGAACAGTTGATGGTGGAACAGAAACTGGATATGAGGATGAAAATACTCCAATATCTGTAGATGTAGAAGTTGTTTTTAGTACTTCTATATCTGATTTATCTCCAAGCGTTCCAAAGAATTTAAATGTAAGAAACGTTAACGAGCTGTCTAGATTATCTAATTATATTACTTCTTTATCTTTTGGCAATTCCACAATAGAGATAGATGAAGGTGAATTAGAAATTGGGTCTGATGGTTTTGAAAACTCCAGAATCAAAGTAGAGTCTTTTACAAATAGCACTGGATCAGTAACTCTTAGCAACCTTTCCGTATCTAACATACGAACTTCAACTGGGGCAGAAGTTTCTTCAAACGCCGTTTCATACACAAATACTTCAAATACAATAACATTTGACACATCAGCAACATACTATGGAACATCTTTGGTTAGAACTCAACCAATAGATCTATCAAGTAATTTTAGACTCAAAACACTATCTGGTAACATTCTCCCTTCTGGTAAGAATACTATTAATTATGGAGATGGCGTTTTATTATTATGCAATGACGCGGGCGCACCAGTTGGGTTACCAACTTACTCGCAGATTAGAGCCGCAATTGATGCGTCGACCTACCAAAATATATCTTCTCAAGAAACAGATCTAAGATATGGTTACTTCTCTGTTTATAACGAATTACCAGATGATGGAATTAGATATGGCTTCTATGATGTTTCCGAAAGAAAGTTCTTAGGAAATTATATAAACTATATTGATTTGTATTCAAGGTCAGGGGAAGCATTCTCTAGGAGTTCAGCAAACATATACATAGCCATATGCGCACTAGATGCTGATGGACAAAGTGGAGATGGTGAATTCTTTGGCTTAAACAATACAAATACATTTATTCCATCAAGAGTTCCACTAAAATACCTAGTGCCTGTATATTCTGTTAAATACAAATCAAATACATCTATAAATGTCGGCTCTATTAGTCAAAACATTTCTAAGTTTGATACTTGGGAGCTTCCAGTTTCTAACGGATCCTTTAATAAGGAAATATATATAGATCCAAATATTAAATGGCACGATTGGAAGTGGAATTATATGGGACAACGTTTAGTTGGCCAGTATTCTACTTTGGATACACCAAACATAGCTTGGTCAACAGTATTTGGCTATGGATACTATGATGTTGTTGATGAAAATCCATCAATTATAGATACAAAAACAATTCAAGTTAGAAGAGCTCCAATAGTTGCATGGAATCATCCTACAGATAATCTGAATTCTATAGTTGGAATAATTAAGCCAGAAATAAAAGTATACATAAGGGAGTCTACATCTAGTTCATGGGTAGAAGTAGATTACTCAATAATAAAAGATATAAATTGTTATACTGGATTAATTACTTTTAAAAAGGCTATAGTTCCATCTAGTAGATCGTTGATAAAAGTTAATTATAGTACAGAAAATAATAATCTTTTATTAAGAGAAGTAAATGGTACTCCTATTCCATTAAATCCGCTTCTTAATCAAGAAACGATTCGTTTTGATAAACCACTTTATATTTATATTCTTCCAAATAACGTATATAGATACGCAAACTACAATGAATCGCTTTTAAATGGAATTCCAGTTTCTAGTTTAGCTTATGAAAAAATAGATGATTATTCATATAATAGTGGTATAAACTTTACATATGATTCTTCCATTTTCGACAGCACATCAATAAACTATAATCCATTTGCTTTAACGATAGCAGTTATCTATGTCACCAATAAGCCAAATTCTATAGCAACAAACTTCGTAGACCTAAGAGTTAGAGGTGGCGGATTAAGAGGTGATTTGGATAATTCGGAAATTTTAGATTCTCTAAACAATAACTCGTTGACAGAGGAATATGATGTACTATCTTATTGGGACGTTTATCCACCACAGGGAAATACTTATAACAGAGGTGGCTACGTGATTATTCAAATTCCACAAGAAGTAAAAGAAAACTTTGTTGATCCTAAACAAATTTATGATGTTATTCGGAATAACTTAACAGCTGGAGTGGTTTTTGATCTACAAGATCTAGAAGGAAACTCTTGGAGCTAGTATGATAAACTATTTGCCAGAAACAATTAATCAATACTCGTCTTCAACCAGAACAACAGTCGCTTCACTAATTAGACAAATGAAGGTTGGGAAATCTGATTTGTCTACTCTTGTTAATAGAGTTTCTAATACCGTCGTTGACCAAAATTTCTCTGCAGCAAACATTCCAATGTTTTCTGTCCTATCTAAAGAAATAATGATCGACTCATTTAGAAATATCTTTTTGAGATTACAAAGTTTTTATTCAGCAGCAAATGCTACAGGTATAGCATTAAGTTCTATGGTGGATGTATTTTCTTCTGAAATAGAAAAAGCTGAAAATGATCTTTCCAAACTAGAACTATTTATAGATAATTATGAATTTATTTCAGGAAAAGATGATTTATACAATTCTAATTATATAGAAAAGTTTGATAGTTTTGTTAATGATTATAAGTTTGATAATTTAATTATTTCCATTCCAGATAGAGACGGAGCTGCTTTTGTGGAAAATGGAAATTCTTTCATAGATGGTAAGGCTGGAGTTTTAAAAATTGGTAAAACTCAAGATTCAAAAAATGTAATTAGAAATATAAAATCTATAAAAATAAAAAATAATTACAACAATTATATTACGACAAAAACTGATTTTGAAAATCTATTTAATGAGAATTTTTCAGACTCATGGACGATCACAGTAAAGTCGCCAGCAATACTAAATGCGCAACTAGAAGAGTATAAGTCCTTGCTTGGATATGACTATACATTATTGTCGGGAGCAGCAACTTTATCTGAGGTTGAATTTGAAAGACCGGTATCTATTGATACAATAAGAGTTAATCCTAATTATTCAAATAACTTACAACTGTTACAAGTTGTTGTATATACCGATTCTCCACAACAGTCGAACAATCTAACTCCATCAGAAAATTATTACAAATTACTTCAAACACCAACACTTATAAATGGTACATTAGATCTTAAATTTGATAAAAGAAATATTAGTAAAGTTACTTTTATATTTAACCAGTCTAACTATATTAGAAGTAATAAAACGCCGGTTAGTTCAGAACTAAACGCAAAGGTTTTAGATCTATTTGTCAGATCAATCATTGATGATAGAAAGACTAGATTCAGTAAATATCAAGATGTAGTATTTTGGTTCTTTAAGAAAAAAAATACAATTTCAGGAATTTCAAAAAATAACTATTCAGATACTGACTATTATAGTTATAGATTCCCTCAAGAATTTGATAGTTATTTGTCAAATTTGAGTCAACAAATAAAAGATTTTAATACTTTAGTTATTGAAGATAGAAACATCTACACCAATACACCTATATTTATTAACCTAATGAACAACATGTTAGATAGTTTTTCGGGTAAGTTAAATCTATTTAATAATGAAAAATTTATAGAAAGACTAAGTTCTGGCAGCGCGCCAAATTCTTTATCAGATCCATCTTTCATAAAATCAAATGGATCTAATAGCATAAGTGGATATAACACACAGTCTATATCTCCAACTATTGCAAACAGTCAATACACTTCAGTTAGTTCTACTTTAACACAAGAATCTGAAAATAGTTATGAATATTCTTTTTCTTTAAATTCTATAGAGTTTATAGAAACATTATCGCAAAATACGACAAAGGCAGCTTATGTAAGTAGAAAGATACCTGTTGACGGACAAATATTAGCAGTTAAGGCAAAGGTTAATAGTGGTTTGAACTCCGTAGATGTTTCAAGAGCTGATAAAGATTTAAAAATATTAGCGTCTTACGAACTATCGGTATCAAACAAATCAGTACCTAATCAAGAGCAAGATTGGATTCCCATAACCCCTTATGGTTTGGAGTATGTTGATTCTGAAGTTTTATTCGTTAATTCAAGCAATAATAAAGCTGAAATTAGGTTCCATGCAATACCAGACTCTATTACCATCTATAAAGATGGAATGTTAGTTACTAGAGGAACTGCAAACTATTCATATAGTCCTCAGTTAAAAACTATTACATTATCAAATAATGTATATTCTCCTAATAGTCTATTTGTGGCATCTTATAAGTTAGACTATTCGAATTATACTCCAAATGAAATAGATTTTATTAAAAGAAATATTTATATAGAATCTATAAAGTCATATACATCTTCCGATGGACCTGGCGAACGATTCATTCAGACTGACAGAAACTCATACATTAAACTAAGCTATGCTCCATATATTAATAAACTAGCTGCCTCTCAGGCTGTGTACAACTCAATAGGTGGAACTAGTTTTATCGGTAATTTTTCCGGATACTCTCCAGTAAAAATACAACTGTCAGATGGATCTTACGCCGTTAATTTAACCAACTATACCACTGGAAGTCAAAGCGTTAAGTTTTATAACACAAACAATACTCTATTCATACATAATGGTAATGGGATTGTTTTTAATAGAAATATTAACACGCCTTTTAGGGTTTATTATCAGTATACTCCAAATGACTTAAGATTTAGACTTATTTTAAGAAAGAACTTTTTAGATACAAATGATCCTATATCAATAGATAGTGTTATATTAAAAATGAAAACACTAAACTATGATCCATACTATGATAAAATAAATTCATCGATTAGTTAAAGAGAATATTATGACACAATTATCGCCCAACCTTCTTACATATGAGCAGCTTTTAGTAAAAGTTAATAAGCTTTTACTAATATTAAATCAGAGGTCTGGAATAACAAAAGAAGAAATAGCAGAACAATATTCTTCACTTATTACCGATGTAAAAAATAGTTTGGGCTCTACGCTAACAAAATATGACCCGTTCATAAACGGGGAGCCGCCAGTATCATCAAAGATGAATAACTTCTTTAGAAGCTGCAAAGACGATATATCAATCATAGCTAGACAGTTAGATCTAATGAATGCAAAAACGGTTGATGTTTTTAATTTATTCAATAGAGAAATAGAAAATGAAAAAAAGTTTGCAGAAAGAATAGCATCTAAAGCAAAAATATTACAGATGTATTCACGTAGTCCGTCTGATGATTTAGTTTATGTAGGTGATTCTTTTGAAAATGATGATCTAATTGATTATACTAAAATAACCAAGGGTTTAAATCCATTAATAAAAAATGGAATCGCATCACTCCCCGTATCGTCTGCTCAAAAAATGTTAGTAAGTGCTATTTCAATATTGGATTCTAACGGGTTTATAGGAAATAGTCATCAGGTTATTAGATCGGTAAACGACGATCAATCTAGTGAATATAAGTTTGTTTTTGAAAATAGCGAAACATTAAATAACCTCAATAGTGTTAGAGACGCTAATCCTTTAACATATTTTGAGTATGAAGCAATAAACGTTGATAAAACAACAGCTTCTCCGATTCCATCTATTCCGCCAAGGGACAATGAATTTAAGTATATAAAATCATCAACAAGCAACTCTAGTACCAATGAATCTACATTAGTAGATTGGTCAAGCCACAATATAGATCAGCCGCTAGAAATGAATTTACAATTGTCAACAAGAACACCGAGAAAAATAAATAGTATAGATATAACTCCATATTTTGGTTCTTGTAAATTTATAGAAGTAAGCGAAATTAATATATATGATAAATCTGGTTCTTCGGAAAATGTTATAGACAATCCCATATTTATAGGATCATCTATAATTCCGATAAATCTTCAGATGGCTAAATATTATTACTACAATAAGGCTACGATAAGATTTAGGGAGAGAGAAGTACTAAAAGCAGAAATAAAATTTAAGCAATCAGAAAGTTCCGATATACAAATACAGCATATATATTGGAAACCAACAGAGGCCAACGCAAACAACCCCTTCGTAGATGCAGAAAGATTTAATCCAGATGCCCTAAGTAGGGATATTTATGAAAGCATTGAATACAATAGATACTCTCTTCTTCCAACTTCAGCTAATCCTGTGGAATTTAAAAAGTCTGGAGACATTTTTAAAACAGTAAATGTTTCGATTAAGAAAAAGCCAACTGCAAGAAACTTTTTTGTTATACAGTTTTCAATAACTCCAGAAGAGGGTCCTGTTGAAAATATATATTTCCAGCAGTGGTTTAGTGAATCTGGTAGAGATGAAAATAATGATCCAATAGTTATAAAGACAGCTCTGTTTACTAAAAATATTGTTGTTTCTGATGATGAAATTCAAACAATAAATTATCCAACTGAAGAAAATGCGCAAGAGGATTATGATTCATTAGTAGCTACATATCTAAACGAGACGCCGTACGTTATAAACCCTATAGAAGGTGTTACTTCTGGTGGAACAGTTACTGCAGTACAGGTTATCTCACAGACGATTACTCCAGTTGAAAGAGTCAAAACTTATAGAGTACCAGTAAAAACCGAAAAAGAACTATACTCTGCAAAACGGTGGGCGATAGGCCTTAGAGATGTGGAATTATATTCAGAAGTTTTCCAAGATGAACTAGAAATTGTATCACTACCATTTTTATTTGATCTTCCTGTAGAAGCTGTTATGTTAAGCTTGGAATCCTCTTTGGATGAACAGCTACTAAAAGACTGCACTGTTCAGTCTCAAATATCTGTAGATGGTGGATCTAGTTGGATAGATATTTCTCCTATTCAACTAGACTTTAACAGTACCCCAGAGGTAATTTACTTCAATCAATCAACAGTTAATGAGTTTCAGTTAAGTGGAGCTTTTTATGCAAACGACCCAAGAATTCCAAAAGAAGTTAAAAATATAATAGTTAAGATAAAAGTAAGAAAAGCTTCTTCTAAAAATTTTACACCAAATATATACTCATATCAATTAATAGCTAAGGTAAAGAGATCATGAATATAGCAACTATACAAAAAAGAAAATTTTTGAACAATATTTATAAGCTATATTATTCTTCTGGATCAAGGCCATCAGAACAATCTGTTAGATCTATATTTAATTCATATTTTTCTAGATATAAATTTGGACAACCACTTCCAGTAGATTATAACGAAATCAATTTTTCAGAAGTAGTTGACGCTATGATGCTTAACGAATTAATGATTAATAGTATCTTTAATATGGAAGTTCTATATGATTGTATAAATGAAAACAATTATGAACTTATGTCTACAATTACTTCACTTAACAATAAGTTGTCAAACTTAAAGTTAAAAAGAAGAGAACTAGAAGGAAAAGTAGACCAACTACTATTTGCAAATAATAATACTGATGGCTTTTTTTATTCATTTGTAGAAAATTTTTCCTCCACAAAAAACATTGACTTAAATCTTACAAGTTCATATATAGACACCCAAATGGGTAACGCATCAATACCAAAAATATCATCTGGTGTTTTTGATATGATCAGTTCGTCAATATTAAATATATCTTCAGCAAAATTTTCAGTAGTAGAAAATGGCACAACCGCTGTTGAGAATAGTCAAATAACTAATTTTGATAACGCTCTTGATGGTTTAACTGACACCTACTGGAGTTATACTCACACCACTTCAAGTCCTTCGATTGTCTCTATACAAATTAGTATACCAGTCGCATCGAATGCAACTGTATCAAAAATTGAAGGCATCATACTTACTTCATCACCCTGCGGTGTTATCCTAGAGGCAACACCGTCAGATATAAATCTTCCAATTCAAACAAAGTTTAAAAATGCTCGCGAAGATTATGATAGATTTTCCTTTGTTTTAAATCCTCTGACATATTCAAGTATTAGGCTAACGTTATTTAAAACTTTAGCAGATGAAGTTTCAAATAATTCAAGTAGGCCATACTCGTACTCCTTTGGATTGAGAGATCTATTTATCGGCGCTAAGTATCACGATAAAAGATCTACAATAGTGTCACAACCAATAACAATACCAACAAAAGATAATAAGTTATTATCAATAGAATCAGTTAGTCTAGAAGTTGATCATCAAGTTGGATCTGGTTATGAAGTAAACTACTTTGTTGCAGCAGATACACCGGGTGCTTCTGGCATAGAAGGTTTCAACTGGATAGCTATAGATCCAACAAATGCAAATAATAATGTAAATCCAACAATAGTAAATATTCAATCCACTAATAGAATTTCTAAACTAATATATGATCAAGCAAGTATCGTTGGTGGCCTAGAATTAATAGATTTGAATACAACATCTCAAAACATAAATGATTTGAATCCAAGTACATCTATTTATTCTGGAAAAACTGTTTATAAGATTTGTAATGTTGGAGAAGATGTTATAAATCAACCATTTATTTTAAATGGATTGAATTCATTTAAGAATTATGCAATTGTCAGGTCGTCTAGTATAAATACCGTTGAAATATATAAATCACTGAATGTATGGGCGGAATCAGTTTCTGGAGTAACTTCATCTGATGTTCTAGTTTCTTCAACAATAGAAAATCAGTTAGGTTCCATAAGTCCTGGATTGAATGGTATTTGTTCTGGTTTATTAGATGGAAAAATAATTTGTGATAGAGATATATCAGTTATACACACTGTTTCAAAAAGTAGATCTGACTTTAATTTAGGGATCTACTTAAATGAAACTTTGATAGCAGATATTCCATCTGGAACTTTATCTAGAGATATTGAATGGAACTTTAAAACTGGAATTAATTATATTAAAATAACTTATGATAAGAATTTTGAAGGTTTAGTATCCTTTAATATTATGTCTGGAAAAAATATATCAGATTATGGAACTTTATTTATTAATTATTTTTCATATTTAGATCCATATGAATTTAGACAGCGTGTGTCAGATAATTCTTTTGTATTTACTATAGATAATGTATTTGGATCAAGATATGTTATTTCATCCAAGTATCTAGAGGGTAGATCTCAAATAAAGTATTTTAGCGAAATATCAAATCCAATAACAGCTGTAAGGTATAGAGCAGATTTATACAGGGGCAATAACCCATTAGTATCTCCATCTATAGACAGTATTAGAGTAAAGTTTAAGCATAACGAAGAAGGTTAGAATGTCAATAACTTATAGGAAACCGGGTGCTAATCCGCCCAGAGAACCCTTAATGCAAATAAATAGGCTAAAGTTTAAATCTAATAGAAGTAGCTTATTAGAGAATGTGGAAACAAATGTACTTAAAATAGATTTTACTAGAATACTAAATGAGTTAAATCAAGTAGATGAATCTATTTTAGATAAATTAAATTATTTTATAGCAAATCTGTCAAATTATACCGAACAAGTTAAGTTGGAAGATGGAGTGTCTACTGAGATAGATGGAATACAAATATATATAGATGAAGATGGCGCATCACTACAAGACCTACAGATAGATGCCACCGATAAATTAAGTGGTAAGTTATCTAGATTATTCAATAAAGTTACCAGATTAGAGAATGGCGAATAACATGGCTGATATAATCAGAACTCAAAAAAGAGATTATAAATATAATGGTCCAGTAGATAGCTCAGACTATAATGCTAGGATAGAAGAAAATTATCAAGATTTAGTATACTTGTATAATAAATCAAACATTGTAGACAATAGATTAAGTACCGTTTTTGAACGAGTACTTAAAGATCATATTTATTTAACAAACGCCATAAAAGATCTTGGAGATAGAGTCTCGGCATTAGAACAGGCGAGCGGATATCTTTCCATACATTCATTCTCTCAATTGGACTATTCAAGTTTTATCTCAACAAGTTTTGCTGTAGCTGGCACAGAGCTGTTAAGCTTTGATCCAACCTATAATGTAATATCTTTACCCAGGGTATCCAGTGGGTCATTTTCAAAATTAAAGTTTGGACAAGCTGGAATAGGCCAAATAGTTCCAGACTATTTTAAGGCAACAATAGACCTATCATACCCTGGAGTTGACACTACTGGCGCAGTCGTAGACACAACGCCAATCTACAATGCAATACTAGATGCCTCAGATAAGGTTTGGAGAAGAAATGTAATCTCTGAAACAAACCCAACTACTGGTGCGCAAATGATGCTGTACATAAAAATACCTGCTGAGTTAGCTGGATCATTGAAAACAAACATGATTAAGCTAAATCCATATCCAGCTTTTGGATGCGATATTTATTCAATAGAATACACAACAAAAGCAAATCCTACACTATCTTCTTCGGATACTTGGATACCACTAAACAAAAATGCGTACTATGATTCAGATACTTCAGCTGTTGGCAAAGTTGCACCTGGTGGTTGGTACACGGCTGGATCTGATACAGTTAGAAATTCTGGTCCTTTGTATTTTCTATTTCCAGAAACAGATATAACTGCAATAAGAATAAAGTTTAATCAAAGAAATTATATGACAGAACTAGGTAAGTTTATTTATACCTATGGTCTTTCAGATTTAGATATAAGATATGAAAAGTTCCTCCCAACAGGAAGAACAATAATTAAGTATACTCCCGCCTCTGGAGATATTATAAATGAAATTACAAATGTAACACCAAAGATATATAATGTTCCCCTGAGTCAAATCGATGATGTTTTTAGTTATCGCATAATATACGACGACAGCGGAACATACTCTTTGGAAAACCCCGGTGCAAATAACTATGTTTGGATTGAGGTTACTTTAAATATGGCAAATGACAGTACCCCACCAATTTTGTCAGACTTAATTGTTGAATATAACTAGTTTAAAAATCTTATTTTTAATTACTATAACCATACAATATTTTTATAAGGAGAAATAAAATGGCCACTTTTTATGTAGGACCTAGACCAGTTCTAAAGGGCAGATCAACTGCGGAAATGGTCAATCCATATACCACAATGACTGGAAAGAGCAAGGGCACAGGCACTTACTCATTCTATCCTTTGTATAGCACAAGCCATGTTTTGGACGGTGCACCAGACAATCACTATGTACCAGGTACTGGTCAGCATCCTGGTAATCGTTTCTTTCACAGATATTTGTTGGATCTACACTATACATTCATCCACTATCGGGAACTTTTGCTGATGGTACAGCAACTTATGAAGGCGCAAGATTCCGTCCACTAGAGTTTAAGGGATTAACAGGAGCTAAGGCTTTCCCATCAGACTTTGGTCATGCAGATAGAACAAGTGATTATAGTTATAACAATTATATTTTCGACGGTGTTACATCATCAAATGTTTTTGCAAACACCGGTCATGGTCAAAGAACTGAAGCAGAGGGAGCTCCTAGTTCATTCGGATTCTTCCAGCCAGCTCGTCATAACGGCGTCACCAGTTCAGTTGTATTCACAGCTGATTATGGTCAAGCTAATGTAACGAGTGAGTATGGTCGTGAAAAAGTCCAAGAATGGTATGGCGTCCCTTCAGCACAAGCTCTCTGATGCCTTCTCCACTCCCCTAATTCTTGATAAACAAGATAGGAAAAGTGGCACCATTGCCTGGGGTGGGTTGGCATTAGGAATTATAGCATACGATATTTATGCTATAAAGTCTAAAAAGATTGAAACATTAACTAGATCTTTTTGGAGATTAACAGAAAAACCATTATCAGGAAGTATTTTTACAGGAGTGTGGCTAGGTTTAACATTTCATCTTCTTATAGAGAAGCTGGTTAGAAAAAGTTTTTCAAAGTAAAGGATTATAAATGACAAAATTACACAAAGATATTATCGAAAGAGCAATATGGACAGCAGCTCAGGCGTTTATTGCAGTGTATACTGTAGGTGGTGTTGATGAACTGAAGTCAGCAGCGACTGCAGCAGTAGCAGCAGGCATAAGCGTAATAAAGGGTTTTGTGGCTACAAAAGTTGGAAACCCAGAATCTGCAGCTACACTCAAAAGCTAACAACATTTTCTTCAAGACCATGCTATAATGGTAGCATGAGATCTTAGAACACAAGTTGCCCCGTCAGAATAGACGGGGTTGCTTGTTTTCTGACACTAGTATACAAGTTTACATAATTTTATCTGAACTTATAAGGGATTTACAATGTCTATACAGCAAGCAAAAGAAGTGGTAGATACAAACAATCTATCAATCGCAGTTGCTGAAAAGTATCTAAAGTTATATGTAGCAAATATAGATTGGTCAGAACACATAGCATCATTGTGGAAGAATTCTACAAATAAATTCAAAAACGAACAAGATGCAAAAAACTATGTTAAGAGAGCTATCGCTTGCGCAACCCTACTACCATTTGTAGAAAAAACACCAATACCAGAACAGCCAAAAAATTTACTATTCTGGTGTACTGGATGGAAGCAATTCGATCAGCACGACTGGTTTTCTATGTATGTAGATGTTTTAAAGGAAGATATAAAAATTTCCGAAAATAGAAGTAGCGTTATATCAATTGGCGTAATAGATCCAATAGACATATCACCTATTACTAGACAAGCTTTTAACTGGATCTATGGAAAAGCAGAAGATCTAGAAGATTTAGAAAATGTTGATATACCAGATTTAAAAACAAAATTTGCAAACTTAGTTAAAGCATATGGCGGAGCAGTTATATGTAACGTATTTATTAATCACAAACTTTATGTAGATAAAGTGTTTAATTGGAGAAGTGGCTATTTCTTTGAGAAGCAGATACATAAGGTATATAATATAGATCAAATAGTTAAGATTAAGTCAGCAGAATTATTAAAAACAAACAAAAAATATATCAGTAATTTAGGAGAAAAAAATGCAAAGCAATATTCTTTCTGAGGAGTTTGTAAATTCCTACGCAGATAAAATCGCACCATGGGGCTTTAATGGATTGGGAGAAATAGTCTATAGAAGAACATATTCTAGAGATATAGAGTCTCTTGGCAGAAAAGAATATTGGCATGAAACAATAGCACGCTGCATAAACGGAGCCCAGGCAATAGGTGCTGGGTACACTAAGGATGAAGCCGAAAGATTGTTTGATTACATCTTTAATCTAAAGGGCATTTTTGCTGGACGCTGCTTGTGGCAGTTAGGCACTCCGTTAGTTGAGAAGATGAGTGGGGTTTCGTTAGTAAATTGTTGGATGACAACTATATCTAAGGTAGAAGACTTTCAGTTCTTAATGGACCACTTAATGGTTGGTGGTGGAGTAGGCTTTACTGTTGAAAGAGCAAACGTGCATGATTTTCCAAAAGTTAAACAAGTAGATAAAATTGAACATATCAAATCAAATGACGCAGACTTTATTGTTCCCGATTCTAGAAAAGGCTGGTCATCTCTAATTGGCAGAGTGCTGGATAGCTATTTCTTTACAGGTGAATCATTTAGTTATAGCACAGTTTTAATTAGAGGATACGGTGCTCCACTAAAGACATTTGGCGGAACAGCATCCGGACCAGAGGTATTAATTGAGGGCATAAAGAATATATGCGACATACTAGATTCAAGAATTGGTAAAAAGATTAGATCTATTGACGCGCTTGACATAGCTAATATTATTGGAAAGATTGTAGTTGCAGGGTCAGCTAGAAGATCAGCACAAATAGCTATAGGTGATCCTGATGACTTTCTTTTCTTAAGAGCAAAGAATTGGGGTAAGGGCGATATTCCAGCATGGCGCGCCAACTCAAATAATTCAATATATGCGGACTCCTATGAAGAAATTATTGATGAGTTCTGGAAGGGCTACGATGGATCAGGAGAGCCTTATGGTCTTATTAATAGAAATCTCATTCGCAAGAATGGTCGCTTAGGAGAAAAGGCAAACGATAGCAAGGTTATTGGAACAAATCCTTGTGGAGAAATTGGATTAGAGGATGGCGAACCATGCAATCTAGCGGAGATATTCCTTCCTAATATATCTTCAAAAGAAGAATTATTAGATCTTAGCAAGCTTTTGTACAAGACTCAAAAGGCTATAACAACCCTATCTTATCCGTATAAAAAGAGTCAAGATGTCATCGAAAAGAATAGAAGACTAGGCCAGGGTATTACTGGGTGGTTGCAAGCAACAGATGAACAGCTTTCTTGGGTTGATGAAGCTTATAAAAGTTTAAAGAATTTTGATATTGACTGGTCAAAAAATATCAATATTAACCCTTCAATAAAACTAACAACAGTGAAGCCTAGTGGAACCTTAAGTCTTCTAGCTGGTGTTACGCCTGGAATTCATCCAGCCTACGCCAAGTACTACATTAGACGAGTTAGAATGGGATCTAATGATCCACTCGTTAACTATTGTAGAGAAAAAGGTTATAAGGTCCAATACGACATTGGTTTAGATGGAAAAGAAAATCACACCATATGTGTAGTTGAGTTCCCATGTCAAACACCCGAGCATGCAACTCTTGCAAAAGACTTAACAGCTATCCAGCAATTGGAATGGGTTGTTAAAGCTCAGTCAATATGGGCAGATAACAATGTTTCAGTAACAGTTTACTATAGAAAAGAAGAACTTCCTGAAATTCAAGAGTGGATGAAAAAGAACTATAAGAATAAGGTCAAATCAGTATCTTTCCTTCTTCATAGCGATCATGGTTTCAATCTTGCTCCATATGAAGAGATTGATTCAGATACTTATCTCAAACTTAAGTCAAAAATTAAATCAGATCTAACCTTTACAGATTCTAGTAATCTTGACTTAATTGATAGCCTGGAGTGCGAAGGTGGATATTGTCCAATAAAATAATCTAACGATAAAGGACGCCCAATGTCAAAAGAAAACTTTGATAACGAAGATTTTGAAAAAATATTTTCCGAAATAGTTAATTCGGAAGATTTAAAAAACATGTCTGAAACTTATAAATCTGACATAACACTTGGTATTAAAGAATTGGTATTGGTTCAGCAATCTCTTTCTGACTGCGTATCTCATATAAGTGAGATTATACTATCAATCCTTCAAGACGAAAGTTTATTAAAGGATCCAGAGGGAGAGGTTGCTGAGTTGATAGCGTCAATATACAAAATATCAGAAGATTTCAACGATTGTATGCAGGATAAATTTGTAGAACTTGCTATAATAGATGAAGATTGTGATGAAGATGATCATGATGATATGATGAACATAGAGGATGAAGATGATACCGGAGACGGATTTTACTGAAGATAGAATCATAACAGTATTGAACAATGGATATGTAAGATTAGTTGACTGGATGGGATCAGACCTATCTGTAGTCAACGCTGCTAGGGCTTCTTTTGCAAAAGAGTCAAAAGAAATGTCTGTTCAAGATGGTAGACTTCTAGAGTTTTTGGTTAGAGAAAACCATATGTCACCGTTTAGACATGCTTTTATGACATTTGAATTTAAAGCTCCATTAATGGTTGCACGTCAACACTGGAAATATGTTGTTGGTTCAGATCACACCATGGATTCCTGGAATGAATCTAGTAGAAGATACATAACAATGGAACCTGAATTTTATATACCAACAAGTGAGCAGTGGAGATTAGCCCCCGACAACAAGAAGCAGGGATCTGGCGGTCCAATAGATCCATGGACTGGATCTCTGATTACACAAGAACTGCAAGATTATATTAAACAGGGAGAAGCCTTATACAGTATGGCTATGCAGAATGGTGTTGCACCAGAGCAGGCCAGACTGTTTTTACCAGCATATGCCATGCACGTGGTATATAGGTGGTCTTGTAGCTTACAATCTGTAGCCCTATTTCTAAGTCAGAGATTGGCTGAAGATTCTCAAAAAGAAATACAAGATTATGCTAAAGCAGTTAGCATTCTTGCAATGGAAAAGTTCCCTGTTTCAATTCAACTCTTAACGAAAACGCAGTAATGGATATATTCAGAATAATTGTTTTTACAGTTCTAATCAACTGGTCTATAAGTATGCAAATGCTAAATCAAAATTTAAAAAATAGCAGACAAAGATCGTTAGCAGTATTCTTAGCCCTTATGACTGGAGCACTAGCAGCTGCCAGTGTTGTATTATGAGATTTTATCCAGACGTATCTAGAAAAGATATGCAATACATGCAACTTTGCATTGAGGCATCTAAGATATTCTCTACATGTGGCAAAAGAAAATACGCTGCAGTATTAGTGGATGAGCTAGGTCATATAGTTGGAATGGGGTATAATGGTGGCCCAAGAAACTCAACTCATTGTGAAGATGGCGGTTGTCCAAGACTGTTGCAAAATTCAGAAAACGGATCCAACTATGATAACTGTATAGCGATTCATGCAGAAGCAAACGCTCTACTTCACTCAGATTATTCTGCTAGGGCAAAAAAAATATACATAAATGGACCACCCTGTTATTCCTGTGCAAAGCTAATAGCTAATTCAACCGTAAGTACAATATACTATATGGCAGACACCGCTTACGCACAATGGGAAGATGTAAAAAAATTCTTAAGACAAAACAATATTGAGGTAATACAGGTACAAAATGCCGGCATCAAAGCTTAATTATGTAGTAATCTACAAAAATCACAGTCAAGTATATGGTTGTTCTTCTAAAAAGATAGCAGTGGAAACTCCACCGCCAGAAGGATATAAGCCTGAAGACAAGAATATATTTTTTATTACATTTGAACCAGATACAGATAATATTTCATTTTATAAAATAGATAGTGAGAAAGAAGATAATGTCAAAGAAGCAGAATAATAAAAAGAAGTTAAGTGTAAAACTTCTTCATGGTCAAACGGCAATAGTTGTAGACTATGATACAGCTTTGCATATAGCTGAAACCTATGATTATTTAGCGACTCAACAGGAAGATGAATATTCAGATTCTTTTAGGGCAGTAGCAGATATGGTCCGTAATCAAGCATACGAAAACTATTTTGACAATTCCGAAGAGAACTATGAAGAATGGTGATAAACTAGCGTTTATAACGTTCATGTTTATCTTGGGCGCTAGCATTGGTAGTAGAAACTCTAGAAAAAAATTGGATAGAAAAGAATTAGATCCGTCTATAGGCCAATACTTAAATAGGTTAATAGAATTTTATCCCACATATCAACTAGATTATATAGAGGATGAATTTCTTACCCTAGTAGACTTTGGATTTAGTCCATCAGAAGCATTTAAAACAGTTGTAAAGTGGTGATTTAATTTGATAGATCTTTGCGTAGTAAACTATGGCACTAGGCCATTATTAAATAGGTTTCTAGACTGTCTCCATCATGATCTTCATGAAACGCCTAAGGTATGGAATTTGCACATAGCGGATAATGGATCAAAAGATGATAGTGTTTACTGGTTAAAATATAATTATGGCAGATATAAAATAAAGAAATTCTATGACAATGACAATATAGGATATTCTGCCGCCTGCAATCAGTTAGCGGCTTCTGGAGAATCTGATATTATAGCTCTTTTAAACTCAGATGTATGGATGAGCAGCGCTGATCTGGTTAAAATAGAAAATATTTTTCTTGAAAATAATGATATACATATACTTGGACCAAAGCAAAGAGACGAAGCTGGACACATAACCCACGCAGGAATTATTGGAAGTAACACTGCCCCAAAACATAGGGCGTGGAGAGAACACGATCCAAAAGATTTACTTTACAAAGATAGAGTTAACTGCGTAACAGTGTCTGGTTCAGCATACTTTATCAGAAGATCGGTTTGGGATTCTCTAACAAATGACCCTCAATATAGAGAAATATACCCCAACGCTACAGGAGCATTTCTGCCAACCCCTCACTATTATGAAGAGACCTGGTGCTCGTATTTTGCCAGACATCGTGGATACAATGTTGTTTATGACGGTAGCGTATCCATAGGTCATAGTTGGCATAAGTCATCACCAGTTGGTGGAGAAGCTGATTCAAAATTTTCAGTCAGTAGAGAAATATTTAGAAAAGCATGTGATTACATAGGAATAGAAAGAGATTAGAATGTCAGATAAGTTAAACCCATGGATATATAATGCAGAAGTAAAAAAGGTTATTGATGGTGATACATTTGATATTATCATTGATCTTGGCTTTGATGTTCTCAAGAAAGGTAGAGTTCGCTTATATGGCGTTAACACTCCAGAGAGTAGAACTTCTAATGTCGAAGAAAAGCAAAAAGGATTAGCAGCAAAAGAATTTACCGATCAATGGTTGACAGCCGCTAATCATAGAGTTAAGATAGAAACAATCATTGATAAGAATGAAAAGTATGGAAGAGTTTTAGCTAAAGTGTGGAACGAAGCCGGAAATTGCTTAAACACTGATATAGTTGCTGCTGGATTAGCCAGAGAATACTATGGTGTTGGCGACAAGACATGGACAGAATTCAAGAAGGACTAAAGTGCAAACATTTCTACCTTATGCTGATTTTCAGAAATCAGTAGAAGTATTAGACTATCGTAGACTAGGAAAACAACGTGTTGAAACATTTCAAGTTCTTAATATTTTACTTCAAAGAACGCCTACGAAAGGCTGGCGAAATCATCCAGTCACGCTAATGTGGACTGGCTATGAGTCAGCTTTGAAGTTATATCAGAATATAACTATTCGTGAATGGACTCGTAGAGGATATAATAACAATATGTCATATGAAGAAATAGAACCTGGTAGTGTAGTAATGCCACCATGGTTTGGTAACGATCTATTTCATAGATCTCATAGATCAAATCTTCTTCGTAAAGACGCTGATTACTACTCGCAATTTTTTGATGAACCTAATGATCTAGAATATTATTGGCCAGGAGCAAACTATGCCGCTTAAAATATTTTTGTCAGGTGCAATTGAAGAAGTTGGCACGTATGCAACTGGATGGAGAAAAAAGGCTACTGAACTTTTACATTTAAATGGATATGATGTTTTAGATCCAACAACTATTGCAGACAAGGAATATGAAACTCCAGAAGAAATTGTAGAAAAAAATCTGTTTATGCAACGCAGAGCGGATATTCTTCTGGTAGAATATATGATACCAAATCGTCCATATATAGGAACTGATTTTGAGTTGGCTTGGGCTAAACTCAATAATCAACCCGCAGTAGTTTTCTGCTGTGATTCAAATAAAAATAGAGTTTATTTGAAATATATGGCAACAAAACTTGCATCATCGATGCAAGATGCGATAGAATATATCGCAAGCAATTATCCAACAAAATAAACGAAAGGCTAGAAATGTCAGACAATAAGTTCAAGTATTTCACAGTAACAACAACTGCTATCGTGAAGGCTAACAATAAGACACAGGCAGAGAAGATTGCAATGAGCAATGGTCGTCGCCCCGCCGGTGTTCCTGGTGAGCTCATTTTCAAGGATGTAGAGATTGAGCGCATCTCAGCCGTAGAGGCACACGAGCAGCTCGTTGGCTGAAATACAAAATACTGACGTAAGCTAGGTGCGAGGGGGAGTAATCCCCCTCAAACCATTTTTCAGATAGGATTAGATTATGATATACGCACAAGTAATTGGTAGAAATGAATCATCTAGATTTCTAGAAGATATACTTGAAAGACTATCTACGCAAGTAGATAAAATTATTTTTACCGATGATTGTTCAGACGACAACACTCCAGAAATAGCTGCCAAATATGCAGAAGTATTTCGTACTCCAGAGCCATTGTTTGCAGCTCATGAGGGCAAGCTCCGCGCATATGCGTGGGGAAATATGGAGAAGTTTGCCAAAAAGGGTGATTGGATTATTGCAATAGATTGTGACGAAAAGTTATATCATATAGATAATTTAGAAATAGCTAAAGTTTTAGCTTCATCTCCATATGATGTAGTCAATGTTCGCTTTTATCATATGTGGAATGATACGCAGTATAGAGTAGATAAACTATGGACTCCAAATAATAGTTCTAGAATATTTAGATTTGTTGAAGGTGGCGGATTTGCTAATAGAAAGTTAGCATGTGGATCTGAACCTACATACGTAGTAGACTGGGTTAAGCAGAGAAATTTCTGGATAGAGTCAGGCTTAGTTATGCAGCACCTAGGCTATATTAATGATGAAGATAAACTAGCTAAATATAAAAGATATTCAGAACTTGATGGTGGTCAATTTCACAATTTAAATCATATTAATTCTATTATTGATAAAGATCCAGTTTTAATTAACTGGGGAACATTCGGCATCTGAAAGGTATAAAATGACTTGTTTAAATCCAGCTCAATCCATAACCAAGTTAACATTGGCTATGAATACTAAGCAAAAGTTTGCGTACATTAATGTACCCAAATCTTCAATCATAGCGCTATCTAAAAACGCAGACAATTCTTTTCCTAGTCATTTTGCCAAAAGTGTTGTAGCTTCTCTGAAAAACTCAGAGCAGAATGTTATGAAAGCAATTTCTCATACTTTAGTTCCAGAAATAGAAGACGGCAAACACTATAAAATAGGTCTACACAAAAACGCAGAGTATTATTATTCTAATATATTTGAATATTATTACATGAATAATAAAGACATTTATACAAGTACTGTAAACTATTTCGTAAAAAATACTCCAAGTGTTATTATTAGTTTTCATGATAAAAAGCTAATCCAAAAACACTTTGGATCTAGCATTCACGTCATCAACGTTGCCTACACAAATTATTACGAAAAGTTAGACAACATCTATGCACAGCTGTCGGAGTTTGAAGGCGGAGCGGATTACTGCTTGATGGATTGTGGAGTTCTTGGTTTAGCCTTAATGTCAAAGGTTTGGGAAAATCTAAATATGTCAATTATAGATCTTGGCAAAACTTTGTCTCTTAGCAAGACTACATATAATCCAGCATGATATGTCATCAAGTAATAAAAAGTTTGAAGAAGATGATATAGAATTTCTTATTGATTTATTAATGGACACCAACATGTCCATTGCAGACATCGCTAAAGAAATTGACGTCAATGTTTCTGACGTTAATAAAAAAATAAATCAACTTGGATTAAATTGGTTAAAAAACTCTAGAAGAAAGATGTCTAGAGGACAAACAGCTCTAACCTCTATTATGAAAAAACTTCTTCCTGGAGAAGAAATTGTTAATGAATATCATATAGGTGATAGGTTAAAGTTTGATGTTTATTGCCCTACTTATAAGATTGCAGCTGAGTATCACGGAAGACAGCACTTTTACTACACTAGTAGATTTTTTGAATCTAAGTATGAGTTTTTAGAAGCTCAAAAAAGAGATGCTAAAAAAGTCCAATACTGCAAAGATAATGGCATTGCATTAGTCGTTTTTCGCTACAACGACTCTCTAACAGAAGACAGTGTTTATGATAGAATATTGGAAGCAATTAGGGACAGCGAACACATTGCAAAAGATGTCTCATTCAAAAAGTCAATCAAACAAAATCCATTTTATTTAGAAGCAAAAAAAAGAAACTCTGAATACAAAAAAAATCTATATCAAAAAATTAAGGAAAAAAAACTAAATGATAAAAGAAGATCTCCATGAAATGGAAGATAGCCCTTTAGAGTATCAGGTGTTCTCCCTATGCTTTAAAGAAAAAGGGGCAATTAACTATTTCAGCGAAAATCTATCAACAGATATTGTTGGAACAATTCATGGTGATAAAGGTGTTAATGAGTTTTATGAAGCTTTATTAGCTTTTCATAAAGCCACAAATCTGGATTATGTAGACTCAATAGCGTTTAAATCTTGGCTAGAGTCAGAAACAGATATTCATGAGGCGTTGGGTGGTAGTCCCCGTGTAACGATAATGCTTCAATACATTCAGGATTTAGAGACTAGCGATAAAGAATCGTTAGTTGAATTATTGAAGTATAAGGCTAATAAAAGAAAGCAGATTAATTATCTGCAGGAGCTTCAAATCCTGCTTAGTAAAAAGGGTTTAAAGACTCAGGAAGATATTTCTAGAATTGGCGAAATAACTTCAGAAATAAAAGAGCTAGAAAATCTTATTAAATATAATCCATTTGATAAGTTAACAACTGCTAGCGATATTTTGGGTAGAGCAGATAAGCTTCTAGATATACCCAGTTTTGTTCCAACTCAATTTAAATCCTTAAATAGAGCAATGGGATACACTGATGATGGTGGCTTCTTTAAGGGTGCAGTTCATGCAATAATTGCTCCCTCTGGCAAGGGTAAAAGTACATTTGCTAAATGCCTAGCAAATAATTGGCTAGATAATGGCTATAGAGTTCTATATGTTAATTTTGAGGAAGCAATAGGCCATTGGGAGAGAATCCTAATGACTCAGATAATTGGAAAGAATGTTTATTCTGAATCAGATAAGTGGTCAGAGCCAGAGAAGCAATCTTATTTGCAGACTTTTAAAAAGAAGCTTGAGCAGTGGGGGGACAGATTGATGGTTCGCCATGATCCGGATACTCCATACTTTGAAGATCTAGAGTTTTGGTTGAGAGATCTAATCGGACACGCAGATAAAATACCCGATGTAGTAATAATAGATACTATACAGTCAATGTTTACCAGAGGAAATGGCAAGGGTAAGCCTAGATGGGGCGAGTTTGAAGAAATGATGGTTAGATTAGAAAAACTAGCCAGAGATATGGATTGCGTATTGATTATTACAGCTCAAGAAAACGCTAATAGAATGAAAGAAAAAAGAGAAGTTGTACAACAGTCAGATACTGGTGGGTCTTTGGCTATTCAACAAAAGTGTGCTGTAACAATATTTATTACAGAAAAAAGACTCATATCAGAAGATGAGACAGAGGATGAGCACGTAATGCAACTGCAAATTCCTAAGAATAGAATAACAGGATCTGCTTTTATGTATGATCCGCCGCTAGTTAGATATAACGACGAAAAAAAGATTTATGAAGAATATGAACATGTTACTGCTAGTTCTTATTCTAGAGAAACAGATCTTCAGAGTCTTTTAAATGGAGAAGGATTTGATTAATGCTAACACTAACATCTGAAGCAATAAAAGATTTTCAATTATGCGAAAGATTATATGACTATAGATATCTGGAAAAAAAACCAGAAACAATCTACTCTAGAGATTTATATACGCAAAAATTTGAAAACAGTATAAAAAATATAATACATTTTTTTTGGTTTAAAAAGCAGGGTGGAATAACTCCATCATACTCGTCTTTACTTAATCGTTGGGAAAAAATTTGGTTTCCTAAAGATACTAGTCACTACGACATAATTACTGAACAGCACGAGAGTGCATATGGTAATGTTTCAAGCTTGACTACTCAAGCAGCTGGAATCCTATTACGCTTTCATGAGCTATATAGTGAGATGGACATAATCCCAATGTCTATATCTGAAGATTTTATTATAAATTTAAATCCAAAAATAAGAGTAGAAGACAAGATAGATATTGTTTATAGAAAAAATAATAAGAATTATGTTATAAAATTCATATTTAACTATAAAAATAATCAAAGATATTTATATCAGGTAGATTTCTCTGTAATGTATTTATTGTTCAAAAATCATTATGGTGAAAGAATATCTGAAACAGAATTTGGTTACATAGATTTATTATCTAACAATCTTTCTTTTAACGAATACAAAATTACGCAAGAAGATGTAGATTCAATAGAATACTGGTGTGATACAATATATTCAAAAGAAATCTTTGTTCCTAGAAGAGGTTTAACCTCTTACTGCAAAAAGTGTCCCTTTGATACACCTTGTTCTAAATGGAGTGGTTGGAATGGCTAAAAATATATTAGACGAAATTTTAAAGACAGACATTAGCGATGTTTTTACTAGTGAAAATGAAGTTCTAAAAGATCTATTAGAAGAAATAGATTTAATTCAGGACGATAGCATAGCTTCTTTTGTAAGATCTGTGCTATTAAAAGCTGAATCTTTTTGGATGATTCCGTCTAGTTTTTCTGGCAAATATCATCCATCAGATGAACATGGCCCTGGCGGCAATGTTATTCACACTAAGAGAGTTGTTAGAATAGCTAGAATAATGGCAGACTCATACTCTCTAAGCCAAGATGAGATAGATATGCTGACCGCTGCATGTATTCTGCATGATATCACAAAAGGAACTCCAACCGCAGATGGCGAAAGCTTTGTATACGATCCCATGCATCCATATACAGTTGGAAAATTTGTATCTAAATGTCAATCAATAGATAAAGAATATGGAAACGACGCTCAATCAACAAGTCTATTTATATCTGAAGAAGCAATTCAAACAATACTTAGATTGGTGAGATGTCACCTTGGTCCATGGTCACCCGTTCCAGAAACATATCCAATAACATATATGGACTATATTGTTCATTTGGCTGATAACATAGCAAGCAAAATACATACGGTAATAGAGGATAGTGAATTAATTAATGAAAAGTGGAGAAAGAATTCTTGAGAAAGAAGATAGAATAAACAATAGAATATTTATTCTATCTAACATAGAACACATGATTAAAGAATCTGTGTACTATAGAACTTATTCACAGGAAATACAGGACTGTAACAAAATAGCTTCGGTTGTTTTATCTGATTCAGAAATGAAGGCAAAGCTTATATGAGAATTCCGAATGACGATAGTAAGTTTCTGTCTTCATGGAAGTATGTAGAAGTAGCAAAGTATGTACCTAAAATAGATAGAGTAATACGTATTAAAGACGGGGAAAATCCAGTAATATTAGATATTTCTAATGTAGAAAATTTTCGCAAAGAAAATAACAACGAAGGTTTATATACATCTGTTTGGCACTACAATAGTCAAGACATATCTTCCGCTACTCGTTTATCATCTTTGTATTTCGATATAGACAGTTCTTCTTTCGAAGAAGCACATCAGGA